TAGAGAAATATTTCTTTTTGTGATCGAGCCAGCGCTCTATATAAATAGATCTAAGTTTATTTTCTTCTTTTGCTTCTCTAAAATCTTTTAAAGAGTTTTCTGTTACTGGAATTAATTTATTGACGTCCATTTTTTCTCCTTTAAATTACATGTCCTGAGTTAATTTTTACTTCTATTTTGCAATAATTGCCTTGTCTGTCGCACTTAAAATAGCGAAATACTTCAGCTGTTAAATGTTTTATAAAGTTTAAGTCATATGTTAATGTGTCTTTTACATTCGATGATCGCAAAAAGAACTTTGCATCCATATGACCGTCACGAACTAAAAAATGAGCAAGACTAATACAAGAATTATCAGTGTAAATATATCGTCTCGAGTCCAGACCTTCTTGTCTTTCGTATTCATTCTCACCTCGCATTTCTGCTTTAATCTTGTCAAAAACAGCACATTCAATTTTTTGATAATATTTTTTTTCTTTATGATAACTTAACATTGACTTATTTACATCTGAGAAATCACCGGTGTCGTAATGAACAAAATTAAGACCTAACACTTCATTACCGCTTTTAAGGGCAGCCATTTGTGTTGCTGCGTTGCTGAGGTTGCACATGGAATCATTTTCTATTTCATGGTACCTGTTAACTAATCCTTTTACCAACTGTTGATCTACGACCTTACCAATAACTGTTACATTAGGATAGTTTTGAAATTCATCAGCAGCTTCTTGAAAAAGATTATAAATTTTTTGGAGGCTGTGAATATTTTGAATTGGATCACCACGTTTTTGAAAACGATCGACAATTACCTTCCATTCCGGCAAACAGATGATTAACTGATTATTAAGATTGTGCAGCTCACGTTTTAGTTGCTCGATATGATTAAAAGTATCTCGACCGTAATACTTCGCATGAATAAGCATAGAAAGTGCTGATCGATCTTGGATATTCCATTTGTAGCCAGTTTCTTTATGAATCATTTCATAAAGGGTTGTTTTTCCGGAGCAATCTGGACCTTCGATAAAAATATAGTCAATTGGTGTGCTGTGTGTCATTTATTACCTCATTTGAATAATATTATACACACATGCAATTATTTTTACATTTAATAAGTTGGTGGTGTTCCTCTAATCCAAAAGTAAAGATCAGCAACAAATTCTCTGATATTGGAAACACCGTCAGCTCCTTTTTTAAGAACTTCTTTTTTAACTAATTTATATCCAGGCTCTTTAGAGAGTTTAAAGTATTGCTCGATGATATATTTTGATCCTTCTTTTTTAATCACATACTTTATTCCTGCGTCCCCAAGTATCGACACAAATTCGAATTCCATTGTTGGGTCTAACCCGTCGTATTTCAGTTTAAAAGCATCGGCTAACGTATCAGGTAAATCTGCTAAATGTTCTTCAGAGACTCTGAGTAATTCATTAACAGCTGATTCACTTGTAGAAACAAGTGGATCAAATGCACCTGCTATTCCCGCAGCTGCTGTACCTGCCATCATACCTTTAAGAAGGTCTCGCCGACTCAATGACATATTTGTAACATCGATTGTGTTGTCATCTTCTTCAGGTGTCATTTCTACACTAGGATGATTAGTTGATCGCGGCGAAACTGGAACTATCTCTTGACTTGTCGTCTGCTGGAATTGGTCTTCAAAAGACTTTTTAGCGTCCGGATCAGCGTACCTAGGTCTATTTTTAAGAGAGTTAATTTTAACTTTTAACGACTGAATGGGTGGGTCAGCCATGCCTTCTTCCCTTGCAGCAATTCTCTTTTGTGTTTCTTCCCTGACCTGTTGTTGAAATATTGCATCCATTCTGTTGTAATCTTCTAGATCTTTAGCTTGCGCTGCTAACAATTCAAACTCTTCACCCAGTTCGATTTCTACTTGCAAACGAATTAATTCTCTTTCTGACTTGGACATGCGCCCTTCATTCAACAAAGCGGCTTCAATTATTTTTCTTAATTTAAGTTTAGATAATTTCATTTAGTCCTCGCTAAAAATCTAACATGTCTTTAAATCTATACGGGAATTCTAAACCTGTCTTTTGAGTGTAATCCTGCCACAGGCGCTTTCCTTCGTAGACGTAATTTATGATTTTATATAGTTTCAAGATACTATCGTTGAAAAATTGTACATCATCTTCAGGCTCATCTTCGTATTCCTGCATATAAGCAACAATCTCAGATAGGTATTCACCTACATCATCGATGTCACCATAAACTTTGTTCCAGATCTTGTTAAATTCAGAAGATCTTCCACCCGGCATGTCGCTAAGTGGGTAATCAATTTCCATGAAGGTGTCGCCGTATATTTCGTCTAGGTAGTTAACCTTTTTAGGATGAACAAAAATACTTATATGCTCTGCCATCCTCTGCACCTTGTCTCCGTACGCCATTCTGTCTGACACACTAGGCATTACGTCTAGATCTCCTTCCATTTCTAGTGCTCTTTCAAAAACTTTAATAGGAACAATTGGGTTGAGATCAAAATTACCAAGCATAGTGTACGTTGGATCGACACGTGTATCAGCCAACGCTTGAATGAGATTTTCTGTAGACTCTGGCGTAAGCTTAGACAAAAAGTCTTTACCTGCCTGACCTACTAGTTGTCTTGCAAATACCCCTACTGTGTCTCGGTTTTCACCTAATTCATTTACAGGTGTTCTAAACAGACCGTGTGTGTTTCTCATTTTGACTGTCAGTTTTGTTGTCAACTCTTTATCGAACAATTCTTTTGGGCAATTCTTTAGACTAATTAAAATAGCTATCATGTCACCTTTAGTATTTACACTTCTTTGTTTGCTGAAGCTGTCATAGATTCTATACATATGTTCAGTTGTCAAATTAGGTTGGTGTATTAAGTTACGATAGATAGTTCCTGGTTCGAATTGCTGAGCTCTTTCGGATCCGAATTCCTGTTGTCCGTATATAAAATTATCAGCTAGTACATCATCAACAATCTCTTCTAGCATTTGATCACTGATTCTTGTCATCGGTGTCCCGGGATCATACAATTTATAAGTTCTTTTTAAAAGGTGGTAAAGAACAAACGACGAAGACCTTCCATTGTTTTTTTCCTTATCTGCCCTGTAAATCTCTTCGACCATTTCAGGAGCCAGCGGAGCGCTCATTCTTATGATTCTATCCATGCCGTGGTGCTGGAGGGCAAATTTAGTTCCTTCTACAGAGTTGATATGCGTTAAACCTAACCCACTAATTCTGGTATCCGGATCTTTTATCATGTCTTGGATTATTTGATCATTTTCAGTATGCTTAGCAATTTGACCTGCTTCGGAGAGAAATAAATCTAGATCTTGACCTTCTTGATTGGCTGCCCTCATGGCTTGATATTGTTCTAAGTTAATCGACTTCAAGTATTTTATCGGATTTATTACAGCTCTACTAGCTTTTCTTACATCGTTTTCGATAATATTGTAAAGCCTCACCCCTATCTGAGATATTATGGTGTCTTTACTAGCCGGTTTATTATCACCGTTGACAGTTGCATGACCGTCTTCGTGTAACTGTACATTACCTTCTTTGTCTTTTGTAAAACTTAAACAGAATTTTCTGTAAACGTCGTGTGGGTAATAACTAACAAGAAGGGTAAGATAGTACATATGTAAATTCATGTTTCGATGATAGTTAAGAAACATATTGCCAGTACCATCAACAGTTGTGCACCAGGTCATGTCACCTAAGGCTGCTCTTTCATCAGGTTTGTTTGGATTATAATATCGAAAATCAGGACCCATCCTTCCAAGTGCAATCGATCCTTTGTACGTTTTAGGATATGCAACAAAGTATTGACCCACCCTGTTCTTACCAGATCTGCCAGTTGGATCATTGATTACTTCAAATTCTGTAGTGTCTCCGCTTAATCCTTTGCGAATAACTTCAGTTAAGTGATCACCTCTCTTGTCTATGCCTGGTGCATTTTCTAGGTACTTTACTACGTCATCATAGGTTGCTGTTGTGTTGTTTGGATTTTGAACGTCTATCATCGGTAGGATATCAACGTACTCGTTGGAAGTTCCTCTGACTAGCCTAGCAGGAAGGAAATCTGCTTTTGCATCCTCAAATCCTTTGTTTGAGTTGTGCACATTTCTAGCATTGTCGATAATTTTGTTTATTGTATCTTCACCTATTGCTTTTACATCGTTAACACTGTGGCCTTGTTCTGCCTTTAGCGTGTTAAAAAGTATCTGTGCCATGATGGGATCATTAAACGGAGGCACCCAGTCTCTATTAAAGACAAGCATGTTGAACTCTTGCTGAGATATTAGTCCTTGTTGTATGAACTGACTAAAAGCTTTTTTCTTTATCTCAAAAAGAAGCTGGGGTTGTTTTAAGTAGTTTTCAATAATTAAAGATAATTGCTTGCGTGTTATTTTCATATTTCTAGCTCTCCGGTCCACCGTAATGAGTCCCAAAGTAACGCTGGCGTAAACCTGCGAGAGACAAGCCTGTTAAAGCTTTAACTGACTCAATAGGATGATTCGTCCTATTTTTCTTATAATATTTCATTGCGTCTGATTTTACTTCTAAACTATCAACTATTTTTAAAAAAAGGTTGTAATTGTCTTCCATTAAGTTGGCTTCTTTGTTTTGATTAACGTCTGCTCCAGGTATTGAATATACCATGTTTAAATATGCTACAGGAGGTAAATTTTTATTTCCAAAACTTCTGGACGGTTCAAAAGGTATATTAAATCGCTCATACTCTTCGACATCCGTACCACCATGTCTTGTACCATCGTCATATTCATAATCTGTTTTTGGATCAGAAAAATCATCAATATAGCTTTTTACGACGTCAGGTCGATTATCAGCGTAATACTTCCAAACTTTTCTGGCAGACTTTGATACACTTCGCCTGTCTGGGTAAATCCCCCCAGGCACAACTGACATTACTAAGTCATACATTAATGGGCCGTAACCGGGTGCTGCTGTTGAATAACTTACTTGATACGCACCATAAGGGTTTCTGCGGTTATCAAGCATTTGATCTATTTGTATCAACCCTTTTATATTTTCTAGTATTGGATAATAAAAATTAACACTCGTATCGTTGTTGTCATTAATATCTCGTATCTCCGACAAGGCTTTTTTAGCATCAAACAAAATAAAAATACCGTGTGTGTTACCTGGCAGCCAATTATTGATTAATGCATGGTCTTCTGCCAACCCATATGGATTTTGTGCTGCTTCCTTTATTAGATATCTTAATTGCCTACGTGTCAGCCTCACTGTTACTGTCTCCCTTCAGTTTTGAAAACTGGTTTATCATAGTCACCTTCATAATCATCACCTTCCACAGCTATCACATAAGTCCGGCCGTTTAAAGTGTAAAGGCCTTGTTCTCGTGTTGGACAATATTCAACCGGTTCGAGAAAGTTTAAATCTCCTTGTTCAAACCTGAGAACATTATCTAGCGAGAAACCTAGTACGCATTCACCGGTATCACCTGGCATTGTCCCTGCATCGCTCTCTCCTGGAATTGCCTGGAACGTTTCTCCAACTGGTTCGGCAGTAGGGTCGACAATTACTTCCATTGATTCGCCAGTTGTATTATCCGGGGGTGATTGTATCATTTCGTTAAGCTCTCCACAGAGTTGTATTGTATCATCAGTTTGAAATTCACTGTGAACATAATGGATTTCGTCTTTTTTCCCCATGTATTTTATCATGAGCTCTTGATAATTTAAGATCTCAAGAGTCATTGACACAACTTGGATTCCGGAGAACTTTTCAATCCCTGCAACAATCTTTTCTATTTTTGTTGATATTGCCCCAGTTAAGTCGGCGTCAATCAGAGAGTTTAACTCTGACGGAGGTTCAACTCTTGTTAAAGTAGAAGCTCTTAATTCGTGTCCTAGTGACTTAATTCTATTGTGTTGCTCTTTAAAGTGATTAATCGAATTAAACTGATCACCTACTATTAGAATTTCTGCTGTTTTCGATCCTGTCTTAAGTGACGCTTCATCACCTGATAGTCGGTTTCTTATCGCTCCTAGTGAGACAAGAGAAGAATAAAGCAGTTGCACGTTTGGATCGTCAAGATTATTTTTTGTAATATTAAAGGTTCTACCGATTGCCGATGATCTACCAGATGGGGCATCTTCGATTTTTATCACAATTTTATTTGCATTCTGACTAACAATGCTGTATGCATAAGGATCTTTTCCAGTAATAGAACGATATACTCCAGAACCTTGCGGGTTTTCTTCGTAGTTTGAGGTGTCAACAGATCCTCCTCTAGATGAAGCTGTACCTGAACCAGACATATTTACCCTTGTCTGCTCCATCAGTAACTCTCGAACGTATTGTTTAAAATTAAAACTCATCATTGACCTCACAAATATATTATATATATTCAGTCTGTCACTAAAGGTCTGACTTTTCTTGAACTTGTGCTAGCACCCCAGTTAGGATCATTTGACGCGTCTGTTAACCAGATTGAATACGGCACCATTGTTTCAGGTTTTTCACCCCACATGCGCAACCAACCTGTATTATTTTCATAGTCTGTTATCTTAAGACGATAAAAAGTCTTTTTGTTCTTGGTTGTCTTTTTAATCATGTCAACGATACAACACCAAGCGATACATTTTTCGCCAGGCAGCATGTTAAGCACTGACTTGACACCGGCTGAACGGATCTTTTCCATCATATCATCTGGAAAGGCAAGATCATCACGTGTAGCCGAACAAAGATCTTGGTACATTGTTAACTTGTCAATGCGACCCCAGTCTTCGATATCTTTGTTCTGTTCAATAAGGATAGGTAAGATATCAGGCGCATTTTCTTTCTTTGCTTTACGAATAGTCATGCCCCACTTGCTTTTCTTGAGATCAGAGTAATTATCAATAATGATATTATAAAGTTGCTTGTGATTATCTATTGTACCGTCCCACATTTCTTGCAGACCGTTAAAAGCCTCAACTTGACACAGAGAAGCAAAACCGGTTTTATTGAGTTTAGAGTGGCGCCACTTACCGCTTTCATCAAATAACATGTCAGCGACTGATGAATATGGTCTGTTTTTCATGATTTCAACAACAGCAGTTTTACCTACACCCTTGATAGAAGTCAGCGGTGGGATAAATGCTTGCTTGTTTTCGGACCACTGCCAGTATGTACCTGATTCATTTACATCCGGTAATTCAATACGATAACCCATTTCTTTGATTTCAGCGATTGCTTTTGATAGTGCATTTGGATTATTGTTTTCTGATTCGAGAATAGTACCTAACCAGTCTGTTTCATAATATGTGTGAAGCCAAGCAGCGTAGTAAGAACCAATAGCATAAGCGACAGCATGCGACTTATTGAAACCGTATACAGAGAAGAACTCGATACGTTCCCACAACTCTTGTGATACATGCTCAGGCACACCATTTATTTCTTTTGCGCCTGTTACAAACTTGACACGAGCAGCTTCACGTTCATCACCTTTCTTGCCCATCGTATCAAGAGACTTCTTAACAAGAGTTTTACGCAGCTTATCAGATTCAGCAGGAGTGAAACCACCAAGCTTTTGCGCAAGAAGCATGAACTGTTCTTGGAAAGTAACGTGACCAAACGTAGGGCCAAGAATATCTTTAATGATAGGGTGTGCATAATGTATTTCATCAGCGCGGAGCTTATCTTTCACATATTTCTTATGCACATTGGCACGAAGTGGACCTGGTCGATATATCGCAGTCAATGCGGCTAACTCAATAATCGTTGTTGGTTTGGCATCTTCGCAGAATCGACGCGCACCTTCTGCAGTGAATTGAAACACACCTGTCTTGCGGCGCTGATGATACACATGCTTCCATACCTCTTCATCATCTTGTTCAACATAACGACAGTTGAGATGTTTGTCAAACCAGTCACGTATTTCGAGGAATGTAGGTTCAGTGCCTGTTTCACGTGTAATAATACGACGGATGCAGTTTTCTACGTCTTTGAGTAGCGTCAAGCCTAAGAAGTCAAACTTAATAAAGCCGTTGTCTTCAAGATTGCGAAAGTTCATACCTTCTGTCCAAGGAGTTTGTAGCTCGCCTCGAACACCAATAATCGGCATTGATTGTTCTAATGCTTGGGGCGGGCCAATGATGACACCACCTGCGTGTCGACCTATCGAACGGTTTTGCATAAACAGAGCTTCGATGTGATCCTTAACTTTTGGATATTTTTCCATAAACTCACGATAACCTTTTGAGTATGTCATACAATCTTCGTGCTTGAGCACAAACACAGACTTCTCGGTATTTTCATCACGAGCTTGTGACATCACTTCGTCTTGGAGGGGACCGGTCATTTTATTTACTTCACCAAAGTCGACGCCATAGAACTTAGCAATATCTTTTACAAGTGATTTAAGCTTGAGTGTGTTAAAGTTTGAAACAGGAATAACCGCCTCATCACCGTATAATTCACGTGCTGCATTAATTAGTGCGTCACGATCACCAGCGTCAGAGTCGATATCGGGCCAGGACGTCCTGTGTCGACCAAGAAAACGCTCCCACAGCAAGTCGTATTTAAGCGGGTCGACCTGCGTGATTCCTAACAAGTAATTTACAAGTGATCCGCCACCAGAACCACGAGCTGCTCCGAACAGTGTGTGGTCAGCAGCTTTGTGGAACACCTCATACATTACTAAGAAGTAGTTTTCGAATCCGAGGAATTTGATATCTTCGAGTTCGTGCTTTGCTCTTTCAACATACTCAGGTTTTTCATTAAGTCCTTCCTCAACAAGCGCTTTTTTAACTTTTTGCGCAAGCTGTTGGAAAGCAGTCTGATTAGGGTTGTTGAAATCGGGAAGCTTAACAGAAGTATCAATCCAACAGTCTTCGCACTTTTCCCATGCAATATCGTGTGTAATTTCAATAGACTCTTTAATTTTTTCTTCGAAACCTTCGTATGTGTCTTTGTATTCTTCATAATGTCGTGTAAATTCATCCCACATTTGTCCAGCATTTTTTGGATATAGTTCACATTTAAGATCTTCAAACTCTGGTAACGGACTTGGGTCATTACCCATCCACCCTAATTTTTTATAAAGCTCTCTTGCCTCCCATTTATCAGGTGAATAATAGTGTGAATCCGGTGTGGCGATAAGCTGCAAACCAGTTTGCTGTGAATGACGCAGCAAGTGATGATTTACAAGGTGTTGTTGCTTGAGCCTGTTAAACTGTATTTCAAGATAGAAGTTATCCTCACCTACAGCATCAACAAAACGCTCAGATAAATATGTCAGTTCTTGTTGTATTTTCTCGTCACTCATTTTAAGTGCATTACCGCGCATAATACGATTAGAAAATATACCACCTAGACAAGCAGTAGATACATTAAGTCCTTTACCATACTGTTTTAGCAGATCAAAGTCAATGCGAGGATATCTATAGAAGCCGTCAGTATATGCACGTTTAATTAGTGTGAATAGATTGCCTAAACCTTCACGGTTTTGTGCAGTAACTACCAGATGATAACGTCGTTTCCATTCGTCTTTACCTAGATCAAAAGACTTTGTTTCTTCTTCGTTCTCGATGATATGACCACCTTCTTCCTCCTCTTTAAGTGCTTTAAGCTTGGCATTGGCACGATCGATCTTTGATTGTTCGTAATCAGCACGCCAGTCCTTGAGGGAAGGCACGAAATAAAACTCACAACCATAAATTTGACGGAACTTGTGTCCTTTCTTCTTTACCTTTTCTGCATGCTTGTAGGCGTGAGCGAGACCAGAACCGTTACCGTGATCAGTCAGTGCCCAAGCGTCCATGCCGTTTTTAAGTACAAAGTCAATATGGTCAGACGGATAACCTAAGCCGTCAAAGACAGAAAAGCCTGTATGACCGTGAAAACCTACAAAACGATCGGGTGGTGTAATTAACTTGATGTCCATATAAGAAAACTCCTTGTGTTTTTATTTTATTATAACACAAGGAGCCTAAGATTACACTTTTTTCTTATTTGTCTTTATCTTGCAAGTGTGCGAAAGGATTTGTCACTACTGCTGGTTTTGTTTTGTACATATTAGTGAGTCCCGTAATAATTTGTTGAACTTCTTGATCAGTTAAATATCTAGACTGAGAGAGATCGGCGACGTTTACTTTGAGATTTTGTTTTTTGTTAATCCATTTTATTTTACCTAGCATTTTTAAAATATCATACTCATCATTTTCTCTTAAATCATATATATGATCTTCTATATTCTCTTTGCCGGCAAAACCTGTATTGCTATCCAGAATCAATAAAACATTGTTAATAGACCAATTATCTATGATTGTTTCTTGTGATTTAAATCCAAATTCACCTGCAGCTTGCGTCCCGCGTATACTTTCAAAATCTTCTCTATCTAAAATAATAGGAGTATTTTGGAAACTTTTCTCCCAGTCTATTTCTCCCGGGTCTAAGAGTGCCGGCTCAAAATCAGGATTATATTTACCCTCTTCGTCATAAGCATCATCCCATGATTGCCAGACTGGGTTTTTCCTAGCGAGTTGCACACCACCAGGCCTTTTAGGTAGTCCGGAAGAAACTGTGCTTTTCTTTGCGCTTTCCAAAGACTTACTGTCTTGACTTCTTTGTTTTGCAGATAATTGTTCTGTAAAAGCGTCAAAATTACCACACCATGTAACTCTACCGTCTAAAACTAAATAAAAGCTATTTGTTGCTAATTGCGCTTCAACTAGTTCGCTCACTTGGGGCTTAAACGGGTTTTGTGTTAAAAGTGACCAACAAGAAAGCTCTGTTGTGCCTCCACCTGATAAGTATCTGGGGTCAATACCAAGACTGGACGCATCGCGAGAATGAGCATACGCAGTTTGATGTAGTTTAGCAACGTTATTCCTAAAAAATTCATGATCAGCATTGTCGTTCCAGATTTTCTTTGATACTCTTCTCATATCTTTTGCTTGAACACCTTTTGTAGTGTCATAATCATCATAAGCGACACCAAACACATTAGGTCTGTCAGTGCCGTCAAAAGCAAAATTTGAATAATCCTCTAACGACTGTGCTATTGATTTCTTAACTTTTTCTTTTGTGATCGCGTTCATGCCTTGTACGATAGCATTGTAGCCTTCACGTCCAGGAATCGGATCAATTCCGCCCTTAAGACTATGTTCTATTAAAAACATTAATTGCTTTCTAGTTATTTTCATAATTAACCCTTATACTGATTATAATTATTGATTAATCCTGCAATTATCACACAATGTATATATCCACCCACGTTTTTTTTGAGGTATAGATTGATTACCACATTCAGAACAGATTCGATAAGACATCGATTCTGCTAAGTCAATAATTCCATCAATAAAATCATCGCTACCTTGAACATAAAAACGTAGGCCGCCCCACTTCTCTTTTACTTGAGTTGCCTGACAGTCGATATGTTCTTCAGGAGGTTTACCCCTGTTTACGTTCTCAATGCGATTTTGAATATTTCCACACATTTCATCGATCAGCACGTACCAACCGTCACCGCAAGAGATACCATAACACATCGCGGTCACAGCCCTGTCTAACTCGCGCTGCTTAAAGATCTTTGGGTACTTTTCAAACAGCTTATCTTGTAGTTCTTTTTTCATTATTGATCCTTTGAATTAATTTAATTCCGCCTTTGTTACCGTCGTAGACAACTGCCATTATTCTAGACCCTGTTAAAATTCTGACCTCTTCGTAGTGGAATCGATTCACTGACGATAGAACAATTCCATATATAGACATGCCCTTATAAGAGAGTGTTTCAATTAAATCGCCTACGTGCAACTCATCCATCAGAAGTATTCCGTTAAGTCAACACCTCGTTCTTCTGCTTCTTCAAGATGACGCAGAGGATTATAACCTTCTGACTTAAGGATACTTTCAAAAGACATGCGGATTCCTTCAGCTAACGATATTTTTGGTGTCCAACCAGTTATATTCCTAGCTTTTTCTGATGACAAGATATGATTACCCATATATTCTGTTTGTGGCAGCCATTCTATTGTATCTGCGAAACTCTGGCCGCATACTTCGTCCATCAGCTTAATGATCTCGCCAGTGACTAGAGGAGTTTCTGCTGCGATATTATAATCATCATTCCAATACTCTTTTCTGCTCATGCAAGTAAAAACACCATCGCAGTAGTCATTAACGTGCAAGTAGTCCTTAAACTTTGTGGGATCAAGGAACATTTTTACCTTAGGTACACCGTTAAGTTTTGCATAAATCGTTTTTGCAATTAAAGAATTCATGTCACCTTCACCACCGTATGCAAAGAGAGGACGGACAATCATCCAATTATCACAGTGTGACTTAACAATTTCCTCACCTGATAGCTTCTGACAGCCGTAAAAAGTGCTAGGTCCTCGATCTGAATTCTCAACGATAGCAGTTTCTTGATATTTAGGCGTATCATAAATAACCGTGGTTCCCATATAACAAACAGGAATGCCTAATTTATTTGCAGCACGGCAGATATTAAAAGTACCCTGCACATTAGTGAGTGTTGATTCTTTGGCATTTAAAGCAACAACATCTGTTCCAACAACCGCAGCATTGTGAATGACATAATTAATATCATTGACCTCAAAAAACTTTAGCCATGCAGTTTCGTCATTTCGATGGATACAAGGTTCACCTTTTTCTGTTGTATGCTGAGATACGAAAGCTGCATCTTCGTTTATATCATGCACACCTGACACGAATTCAAAGCCATGCAGCTTGGCACGTTTTACCAAGTTTGTTCCAATAAAACCACGCTCACCTGTTATAAAAACTCTTTTCATCAATCACTCCTTTTTATTAAAAGTACTTAACATTTTAAATTTTTACACAAATTATTGTATATTTATATACAAAATAGGAGACCTTCATGAGTAGAAGACAAAATAGGCAAGCACTCGATAAGCTGCTAAACGATCCAGACAATTACGGACAAGCAGATCAAAATAACGCGTTAGTTGTTAGAATTCAAGATATCGCATTAGAAGAAAAAGGTGTAGAAGGTTTTGAAAAAGAATATGGAAAATTAGTAAAACTTTTCAAGGATGATAAACGCATATCAAACGACACGCGCTTATTTGTTGGTAGTGTTGCTAATATAATCAAATCTTTAATTGAAAAAGGACGTGTTGACGCTGTGACGTCTATGATCGATCAAATCGTTAAACGTGCAGAGAAAAGACGTGCAAATTACTATTCAGGAAAAGCTAAGGAAAAAGAATTAGAGAAAGCACAAATATATGCCAGAGACCCAGAAGCGATTGAGAAAGCAAATACTAAAGACGGTACATTTCTTGCAACAAAAAGAACAACAAGTGACCCGGACTATAAAGGGACAGTTGGAAAAGGTGGTCAGGCCGTAGTCAGAAAAAGAGTAAAACAAAAAGTTGTTCCTCACAGCAAAGTTGATCCAATATGGGATATAAAATTTAGAGACGTCCCAGGCATTGATGATCAGAACGTCAGTGGCAAGGATCTATTTAAAGATACCCTAGCAGGTAAGTCAGGAGCGATGCTCAAGCAAGGGATGAACGCTAGTACAAATGAAAAAAAGATGCAAGTTATGGCTGTTCAAATGAAATTAGGCGCTGACGTTGACGGGAAGTTTGGGCCTAAGACAAAAGAAGCGGTTGAGGAATTCCAGGAGAAAAACAAATTATCAAAAGATGGTGTGGTTGGTCGTCAAACAATTACAGCCATGTTCTCAGATAAAGCAAAAGGTGTGGCTCGCAATGTACCGGTCACTGGTGCTAATATAAGCCCTGAGATGAAAAAGACAATCAAGGATCTTACAGATGACGTGACCTCGAACCAAGACTTTATTTACACCACAACACATCTACAGGATGCACAAAAAGGTGGTACTGCCCTTAAAAGAACAACCGCAAAAGCAGCGAGTAAAGAACCTAAAAATGAAAACGTATACCGTCTTAATGAATCAAATATTAGAAGATTAATTAGAAACAGTATACGTCGTCAATTACGTTAATATTTAAAAGATATTTTAATATCTTCCCCAGTAGCGACGGCGATATAGTTCGCCACGGCTTAATGATTCCTCAAGGCCGACACTTTTTGTTGCTGCGTTAAACGCTGCCAGAGCTTTTGGGTCATCTTTGAGCATTCTTCTAACTTTCTTAGCTAGTCGCTTCTTTTGCTTTTCGTCTCTGCGGTCTCTGTAAGCGTCTGCTAGTTTATTAATTAAGCGGTCTTTATTCTTAGGCTTTTCACCTTTCAGCTTCTCACCAAACAAATCAGCATCTACATCCTCAATAAATTTATCGTCAGGCATTTCTGAACCGTCAATTACTTTCTCTAACGCGGCCTTGTCGCTACCGGAAGTTACGTCACCTAGTTTTATATCCGTACGGATTATTTCATCATCACTGACATCTTGCAAGAAAGAAAGCACGCCGCTTGTGTTAGCTTTATAACCTAATTTTTTGACTATAGTTGCTTTCTTAGGTAATCCATCGATGATATTCATTGTTTCTTCATCAGAAACATTTGGATAAGTCTTGCCCATTGCCAACTCAAATTCACTAGAGCTGACGTATTCTTCCCATGCTCTTTGTGTACCCTTTCCCCATTGGCCGTCTGCTTTGGTGTGTTTCGCGTTTGGATCAATGATTTTCTGGATGCCTTCTGTTTTAGCGTTGTACTTTCCGCCTTTTTTTGAAACTGCAGCTTTGGAAGCACCAGGTGTAGATGCAGCTTCAGGTTCAACTTCTTTTTTAGTTATTTTCTTGTCTTGATTTTTAGAGAACCAATTTAACCATGACAAGGCAGTTTCTGAAGTGTCAAGAACTGTTATTTTACCGGCTTCTAAAGGTTGTCTATATCGATAAGAATTGTAAAATGTAAGAATACCGTCTTCGCCTAATTCTACGTAATCGTAGCTGTTGCTTGCACTAGGCTCATGAGTCTTATATTTTCCCTTGTATTTTTCAACAGCCTTCTTGTCAATATCCAATAATTGCTTGGCGTCAGGTGACACGTCTGCGCTATAATCTTCAGCTGCAGCATTTGGTTTCATGAGTTTGACATTATCAGAAGAAGTATTATCTTTTACTTCTTCAGCTGAGAGACCAAACTGCACTTCTAATTTTTTATTTAAGGCCTGCTCAATCTCCTTAGCTTCTTCATACCCTTTGGTAAATGTGGATGGGCCATGTTTAACATAAAAGTTATACGCGGTTTCAAGCTTATCCGGGATTGACTTAAACCCTCTTACAGGATCAAGGCCAAACTGCTCATTGATCAACTTTCTTAATTGTCTTTTTGTTAACCTCATTAAAACACAAGCCTTAAGTTAGTATCTTCCCCAGTAGCGACGTCGATATAGTTCGCCACGGCTGAGGCCTTCTCTTTGCACTGCAACTTGACTGCTGCCTGATGTGCTTCCGCCTGAATTTGAGGATCCTCCTGACTGGATCTTTTTTAACTCTTCGGCTTTTTCGTTCATGTCATTAAGTGCGTCAAAGAGACCTTCTTGGATATCTGCCAATATCTTGTTAAGTTGAGTTCCTGTAGCGCCTTTTATAGTAGGTGATGCTTGTTTGAGAGGCGGCTCTGCTGATGTTGTTGTGAGCTTTTCCATTTCTTCTACAGCAGGTTGGATTTTCTGCATATATTTTTTATTCATGGTTAAAAAAGGATCCGGATCAATTACAGTTGAACGATCAGCATTTGAAATTGTTAAATTTGCTAATTCAGTTAAATCATCCAACGCGTCTACAAGATTATCCAGCTTATCTAAATCGATCATGCTAATTTGGTTTCGTGCACTTTTGGCGCGAAGTTGTTTTTCAACTTTTTCTATTCTAGAATTTATACTTTTCAGTATTGGTAAAACTTTTTTGCTTGACTTTTTAACCTCTTCAAACTTTTTAACAGCTTGCTCACCGCCAGGCTCGCTGCCACCATCCAGACCTGCTAAAAAGGTTTGTTCTTGAGCATCTCTGGTTCTTGCTTCAGGGTGCTCCCTATCTAGGTTTTCAATTGAATCTGGATAATTCTTCAAATTAACAAGGTCGCTCAAACTGGATGCCACTTTCTTTTTTCCTTTGATAACATGCCATTGGTCATTTTTTACCACATAAGTATAACCGTCGTTTTTGTAAGTGTAAGTTTTGGGAAATGCCAAATTTCGGCGGCCAGTATTTATACTGCCTATGCTTCCGGCTTCTCCTCCGCCACTTAAACCGTCTGCTGATCCGGCTAGATCTGCTGCTGGGTTTCTTGCAGTTTGTTCGTGTAAAGCTGACTCAATAAGTCGGCGTAGTTGTCTTCTAGATAATCTCATTCTTTTCTCCTAAAAAATAAAAAGGTCAGAATTAATTATTCTGACCCGCACATATTATCTAGATTAATTTTAAGGTTTACTCAATTTCGCCTACATATCGATCGATAACTAGTCTTTCTGTTACTTTACACTGTGCAAGATAAACATCTAGGTCTTCCAGCGATCTGCAAACCTTGATACCGCTAGCTGCTAGCATAAGATTAAATTGTGCACCTGGCGGAAGACCGTCACAGAAATATACAATTGGCTTTTCTAAGCAATTCATATAACCCGCTTCAAAGATACTTCCCATATCTTTATTTCGTGTGTTGCACAGCATCCAGTCGCACTCATGCAAGTGTTTGATGTTACCGCTAAAGATCTGATCTTGCATTGACTCATTTGCATCATTGTCACACAGATTTTCATCTTTTGGTGAGAAATAACTCACACCGTGTTTGTCAAAAACTGACTTAATATTCTCCACCTCTTCTAGCCATTCTGGTGAAAACCAGCCACTTGCTAAATAAACTTTTCCAAAACTCATATTGTTCTCCTTACTTATTTAATTTTACTCTTTTTGATTGTTTTAAAGTTTCTACTGAATTAAAGATCTGATCTCGTTGAAATTCTAATTCTTTTGCAACGTTTAATATTAGTGCTGCCTCTTCTTGCACGCTTAATAAAGCAATTAAATCTGCAGTAAAAATATCATTTTCCAATTGCGCATTTAATTTAGACAGCTTTTTTTCAAGTACTTTGATTCTACCTTGTAAGTCTTTCGCTTTTACATTAAACTGCCTTTGATTTTCAACAAATAAATTAGACAGGACAACGAAAGGATTGTTTTCCTCATTGTTCATTTTGGAAACTACCTCCCCATGAAATCATTATAGTTATTTTTAATCTCATCGATTTCTGATAATGTTTCATTCCAAAGCTTTGTGAAAACTGTTTCACCACCAGGGTTGTGTGTACCGTTGATGTCCTCGCGACGTGACTGATAAATTGTATCGTTAGGGTGATAATCAAACTTGTCGTTCTTAGGTTCAGGCCAGTACAGATTTGTACCTCGTGATGTTTCACCACCTTTACCATCAGGCACGCGGAACGTTTTAATGTAGTGCATATCTGGCTTGTTAAAATCGATACGTGCTGATGCTTCAGGTAAAACCTTTAAAATTTCACGCGCCATGTAAGCGGCAAGTAAATTATCAGCTGCAGGTTGAATTTGCATGTCTTGACGCTGTGCAATAAAACCTAATAAATCTTTAAGATTAAGTCGCATCAGATAGAATGATGTCATTGCCTTTGGAAGAATCATTCTTGCATCCATCATTGACACAACTTTTGAATCTGTCATATCAGCATAGAGTTGCTTTGATTCACGAACAATTCTTTTGTATCTAGCCAAAAACTCAGGTGAATTCTGAACTGCCTCAGGAATAACAGCAGGATCATCACGCAAATCTCGATCACCGGTGCACTGTGCTGCAAAAGAACCGGCTCGGTGTCGAATGATGTGGGTCACTTCTTGAAAAGAGAGACCGCTTAGCTTAAAAGTAAAACCTAAACACTCCATAGGCGTTGGAAGGGCACGAAAACAAAGTACGTCCTCTAGGTTTGCTGATTGCTCTCGTAGAGAAGCAGTTGCTGGATTTGTGTCATCGTGATGATCAGCCCAGGTTGCTTTGACATATTGCCAAGCGACGTTGAGTGCTTGTGACCTAGTAGGCGCGTCGATAAGTTCTACCTTAAGATGTGCAAGATTATTAAAGAAATCTGTTTTTGGTTCTTGTCCAAACTTTAATTCCATTGGCAAGTCAACAGGTTTTAAATCTAAATTTTGTGGCATAGAATCTCCTTGTTTTATTAATTTTTACTTTACTATAATACAACAAAAAAAGCACTATTACAAAATAGCGCTTAAAAATTATTTACTCTTTAATTTTTTATTTGATTAAAGTGACAGACGCCGCCATTTCCGGATCAAAGTCTAATCTAAGCTCAATCAAAGGATTAAACTTAACTTCACTTCTCTCAATAATTAAAGCACCCTGGGGTTTTACCATTTCACCAGTTAGTTCGAGCGCATCAAAATCAATCTCTGTTTCTTTTTGATATCGTATTTCTCTATCAGTTTCTTGACTAAAAGCCAACAATGTCATAAAAAATATTATCATTCTATCTCCTTAATTGCACTAATTGATTCATGATAACTATTAAAGTGAAAAATATTTTCATGCTTTAAGTGCTCATTATAAGGCTTAAGTGGTACTAAACATTTAATTCCGTGTTTAGCATAATCTTCAGCGTGTTTAGGAGCATCATCAATTGCAAATTTGATTGCACCTGCATCGTAATATCTTGATTTTGCACACCATCTAAACTTTTCAGGTGAAAAGCTGATTGCATCGCAAGGAATGCTTTGTTGCCAGATCCAAAAATACGTGTCATACAGACACTGCAATTCTTCTTGTGGGCGTGCTGTCAAAAGGTGAATCCAGTATCCTTTATGTTTTAACTGCCACAAAAGTTCTAAATTATCAGTATCGACAGATAGTTTTGCGAAACCTTCGTCATCAAGAAACATTTTAAAAACTGATTCAGAATTAAGATTGATCTTTGACAGTGCTGTGATGAAGTAATATTCCTTAGAATCTACATCAGCTTCAACATCAAACTTCTTGTGAAGCCACTCAGAAAAACCTGCGCGGAAGTTTGCCAAGACGTCATCAATATCTACAATCGCAACTGGTTGGCCTTCCCACTTTTTCTGTTGTAATTCATGATGCTTATTAAGGTATATGTCTTTTTTATTAAAAGCATTTTCAAACTCTTTGGATGTTATGCCCCATGTGTTTAAAGTTGCAAGCATGTATCTAATAACATCAACAGTTTCATACAACACAGTTCTTCTATTTGCTAAAGGCTCTGAATGTGTGTGATGATTTTTGTAGTGCGTTGCATTTACTAATGCGCTTAATTCTGCGTGTGCGCACAAAACGTTATCTTGTGTGATTTTTTCTTTAAGGGCTTGTGATAATTGATCTGATCTTCCAACAATTTTATTATTATATTGCTGCTGTAATTGCATCATTTGTTTGAATTTCAAAGGTCACCTCTTTGTTATTTAAATTGTTTTTTTCTTTTTTAAAGATATTTAAATAATAATCAAACTCTGAAGAATTTACATTAGAAAAATAATATGCAAAACTAGGATCAGTTATGTCAAGATTAAGCCTTCTAATATCGATCGATCCAGAGAACGTGCCTTTTGTATTAACATGTTCCTGGATCTTATCTAAGCTTTTCTCTGTTTCTTTACCATTAAAGACTATTTTTGCTTTCATCAATACCCTTCTTTTAGACGATCTCTGATTTTTGCGTCCTTTTTTATATATGCGTCAAATAACTCTTTTTCACTAAAACCAGTGACAATTAACATAGCAAAAAAGTAGTTTAAAGCATCCACAACTTCTTCTAAGAATTCTTCACGATCTAGATCTTCTTTTATTTCAGTCTGGCGGTGAGGTTTCCAGTTTTTAAGATGTTGTAGTGCTTCAAACATTTCTTCGACACCTTTAAGTGCCAAATCTCTGCAAACTTGTTGAGATGCTTTTTCAGATATATCTACTGGAAACGGAGGATATGACCCCGGTATTGTTTCTTGCATTGCTTTCATAAATGAAAGCCTAAGATCAAACATGTCTTTAAGTTTGCAGTCCATGATTAAGCCTCCTCTGTGGCTTGTGATGATTCTGACGCCTGGGCCAACATTTTTTCAATATTGCTACTTTGATTTGCTTCGTACTCAGGATCGAGGTGTAAGAATCCTGTATCGTCAGTAATTAACTGTATCATTCTGAAATGATCAACAATATCAGTTCCTGTAATAAAACCTAATTGAATTAATTTGACGATATGTGCAATTGAACTATCGTCTAGTTTGAATTTTTGTAATGTTGTTTCTTCTGTCATATTAACTCCTACTTTTGAATTTCAGGTACCCAATGGGTTGTTCGCTTATCAGCTGTTTGTTCTTTGATCACAGTTCTACCATCGGGATCACTTTTTTGATTATACACAGCAAATCGTCGATTGTACAACCCTTCTTTGCCATTTGGTTGCCTATAAGTTGCAATTGTTGCACCACCAAACTTATAAGATCTTCTAGACTGGACTAATGTGTTTTCATGTAAGCTTTTCCACTCATTATCATCAATATCTTTGATTTTACGATGGGGAGATACTTTAGAGCAATAAAGTATTTCTGCCTTTAAATAATTACCTACGCCAGATACTACAGATTGATTCATAAGACACTCTGCAATTGTTTTATTAGGTTTACTGGTGAAACGCTTTTTGTATCCTGTTTGATCGATATCAGTGGTTAGAATATCAGGCCCTAAAGACTTAAGTTTTTTATCCAACTCTTTCTTGTCATTGACAAACTTTAGTGTGCCGAAATTTCTAACGTCATTGTAATATAATTCAGATCCGTCATCAAAGAACATTACAAAGCGTGCGTGCTTGCTTCTTTTACCGCTCCACATCCCAGTCATACCTAATGTACTGAACAGATAGAAAGTTTCTTTTTCTACAGTCAAAGTCATGTAAATAAATTTACCCTTACAATTAACTTCAGTTAATTTAGCCGGTAAAATACACGATTCTTTCCCGGGTATTCCGCCTTTTTTAGTATATCTTCCCGACAGTACTGTAAATCCTGTCAATCCTTTATCTTCAAAAGATTTTAAAAAGTCTGTTGTGATTCTTACTTCTGGTCCTTCAGGCATGTGTTTCCTCCATCCATTTTTTATAATTTTTAAGTGCACTATCTGTGGGTGTCACCTCTCTCCACTCGTCTTTGACAAAGATCCTATATGCATCCGATCCATATTTGCCAATTCCAAATAGTTTTGTGGCGTCATCTCTCCAGTCTTTTGAAAGGTAGTCTATAGACATCTGCTTTAAAGCTTTTGTCCTGCGGTCTACTAAACCCAGCGGCTCTATTAATGTTTTTAATTCCGCTTCATTAAGTCTCGATGCAGCCTTAGGATTAGGCCATCGTTGTAAAAATTTCCAAAAGAAGGGTTCAGAAGTCCGCCTCTTAGTAAGATTGCAAAAAATGCAACAGACAAAAATCTTCCATGGGTCTCTGCCCAGTTCTTCTTGTAATAGTGTGTAGGGTGACATGTGTATATCTCTTGTTAATGTTAACAATAAATACTAATTTAATTTTCTTCTTTTTACACTAAATTTTTCGGGTCTTTTACCAACTTTTCTATTAGGCTTTTTTGATTTAATCACTTCTTTCACCTGCGCATCTGTAAACTTAAAACCCATGATTGTTAGAATTTTTTTAAACTCTGCGTCTCTATTTTCTTCAGGTACTTGATACCATTGGTATCCTAGTTGCTTCATAGTGCTATCAATTAATCTTACCTTTTCCTCAAAAGATTTTTTAATTTCCCTGCTTATGATATCATTATCGATAGGGACTTCTAGATCGCTAGCTACCATAATTATGTCAGCCGGAATATTTTTCTCATACGCATTTTGAGCTATGTTGTAATAATTCAAGAACTGATTAATTATCTTGCTGGACTTAATACCCACTAACATATCTGGATGTGTCAATTTTGCAATCTGACGATAAGCTTTCTTTAGCCATGTTTCTACATTAACACTTTTTTTAGATGACTTCTGGGCATTTCTGTGGATCTCTATTTCGTTACTGCCATTATTGCATTGGGTGTTTTTGTCTTTGGGCATGAAAAAATTGTCAAAGCTCTCAACTTGTTTTTTATCATTGTTATTTTTTATTAGCTTCTCTCTAAAGAAAGAAAGGCGATAGTTTAGATCACTATTGCCCTCATCAAACTCTTTCTTGACTAATATTTCACGTTCAAAAGCTAATTTGTACTCTAAAATCTTAATCTTGTTTTCTGGCGTTATATTCATTTTTAATTTTTTTAATCAAAAGCCATGGCCAAAGGAAAAACAAATTAAGATCACCTTCCAACTCCTTGATTTTTGCATTTGTTTTATTTCTTGTTTTCAAGTCTGTTTTTATCGGTGTGTGTCTTAAATTTTCTAAATTAGTCATGATGATATATGCATATATTAGTGATGTTAATATGTATAAATTTATCATTATTTCTCCGTTAATTTTTTGATCAAGTTCATGATATCTTGATCAGTTACAACTTTTTTTCTATTTGACTCCAAAATAGGTTGCTTTCTAGTCTTTCTTACGACGTTAACATTTCCACTTTTACTACCTTTCTTTTTAACTTCTACTAGCGAAGCAGATGTTTTTACTTTCGGCTTTGTTTTAACTTTAACCGATTCTGCTGTGACCTTGAGCCTTTTCTCAAATTCACCTTGCAATTTAAGAGGTTCAAAAAATCGATCGTCTACGACAACTTCAAGAGTCATGTCGTAAACGCCTTCCTTTAAAATATGATCTAGGGGTGGTAATGTGACAGAAACTTCATCGTTAGAGCTTTGACCTTCAAATGCAAGGGACATGCTATTTGATTCTAGCATAAGGCGACATTTTGCTGTCCCGGGTCGAGTACCTTCGATTTGTACTTGGAATGTTAGTTCGTTTTCTTCGTCAATCATTAGATTAATTTTTGACATTGTTATTTCTCCACAATTTTAACATTTATACTAATCTCTGGGCTTTGAATTGTTAACTTCTTAGGACTAGCTTTGATCTTGATGTCATTTTCATCTTTTATTAGATGTTTTACTTTATTAATTATCGGATTAAATAGCTCTTTTCCATTAATAGCAACTAATTGGACAACGATATTATACTCATCGTAGTATGTTTCTGTTTCGTGATCATACCTTCTTATTTTTTCTTTTTTGTATGATTGCCCTCGTTTAATTAATGTTTCTTGAATGACTTCCAAGAAACCTCTCACAATTAAATTTGTCGGTGTTGCGCCAGGCCCTAATCCTCTTGTTACAGTAAATCCAGGCATCAGACGCTGCCTGTACCTATTAGTCGCCTTTCAAAGAGTTCAGTAATCGAAGATACTCCGTTTCTATCAAATAGTGCATAACGGGCTATTTCTGTGTTATTATCATCCTGATAAAAGACCATTTGATTTGTATTCTCATCAACAAGCCACCTTCCTGTATGGATATATCTCGCCATTTTTTGATCGATCTTTACTTCTTCAGTTGCGTATACTCGTGTGTTTCCATCTACAGACCACACGATCGATCCACTAAACTGTGTAGACAAGTCTAGTTGCACGCCGTAAAGACCGGTACTAGTACCTAACTCATACACCCCTGTATTTCTCGCTGATAACACACTCGATCCTAGCGTGTCAAAAAGTTGGTATCTTATACTTCCTGATATACCCGAATAACCTTTACCCAGGTTCGCAGTTTGTAATACTTTCATTTACAATTCCTTTTATCTTTTAATTTAACTGGTTTTGTTCCGAGTCTTCTTCTAGATTCTCTAATGATTTTTCTTCTTGCTCTTGCAAGTCGTTTCCCACTTCTATTTCTTTTTCAATTTCCTCAAATTGCTGGAGTAGTCTCAATCTTAAAGAATTTTCATTTGTCACAGTCAAGCAAAAATCCCTGATATTGTAAAGAGAATCAAGCAAATATTTGATTTTTTCTTCTTCGCTTTTAAAATCTTTGGCAACAGCTTGTTTAAGAGTGTTGTCAACAAAATTTTTCATTTGTGTTATCTGAAACAGAGTTTGTTCAGTCATATTAGGTTTTGTAGCAATTTTAAACTTTTCTTGGATCATCTTCTCCTCCTAAGTAAGTATGCATATAATATAAAAAAAGAGAGGTAGTTAAACTACCCCTCTTAATTTAATTAGCTAATAACTAACTTAATTATCTTTTAATTACTTGAACTACGTCGTCTTCCTCAAGTGCAAATGCAAACTTAAGAGCTTGTGCTGCAGAAATTACGTAATCTCTATCTCCGTTAGCACGTTCTGTTTCAGAACCAGAAACTAAAAGCTGTCCGTTGACAAAAACATCAAGTGTAGATCCCTGTGATCCTGCAGTTGATAAACTAGTCACCTGATCACCTGCAGTGATATCTGCTGTTGCAACTGAAAGCGCTGTCCCAGCTGGGATACCGGCAGATCCTGTAATAACACGAACTGCTTTTTCCAAGCCTGAATTTGGATCAGCAAATTCCAATGTTAAATCACTACCAGCTTGACTTGCAACTTTTAAAACCTTACCAACAGTAGCAGATAGGGGGGTGCCAGGATTCGGGAAGAGCATGTCGTACCCATTCGACAAAGTACCTGGAGCCTTAAAACCAACGTTCTGTGCGCCATTCTTAAGTCTAAGAAGACCAGGAGTGGCACCGGCGTCGATTTGGAGTCCTATAGAAGCAGAAAGAATTGAAAAGTTGTTATCTTTAAGATTCAAGAACCCTACATCGTGTGTTCCCTGGTCAGTGTGTCCAAATTTAATCTCGTTGGCAGTAGCTACACTTATTCCAGCAGATGATCCGCCTGCATCATCACTAATGAAAACTTCACCTGACTGTGCTTCAAGAGTAATAGAATCATCGGCCGATGAAGATACAATCAATGTCTTATTAGCACTATTGTGTTGAATAGTACCCATAGACACAGCTCCATCTTTAAACTCTACAATACCGCCGTCAGCATTAAGTTCAATATTCGCAGCCACGTCTAATACCAAGCTAGCATCAGCTGAGACTGTTAAATTACCGCCGCTTTGTGCAATGTGGTTTGTGTTATCATCAAATTCAATCTTATTAAGCTTTAAAGAGTTGTAAGCGTCGACTGTCTGGAAAGAACCAGAGTTTGGACCGGTCTTAGACGTTGCTAATTGGAATCTAGAGCCATCCCACCAAAAACCTGCAACTGCTGAAGCATCTGTGCCTCTTGGAAAAAGAATACCACGATCACCAACTGTTGAATAACCCTCATCAGATCCAGAAACGCCTAATGCAATGATTGAATCTTGTACAGTAAGGTTAACACTGTCGATTGTTGTTGTCGTTCCGTTAATATCTAAGTTACCAGCTACTGTTAAGTTACCTTCAACTTGAGCATTTTTTGCACCGTTAACAATAAAAGCGTCTTGACCACTGTTGTTCAACACTTTAAATATTGTGTCAGCTGTATCTGAACCTAATGTAACAATAACACCGTCACCAGAAGTAGTACCTTGGGCATCAATATTGACATTGTTAGCAGAAGTAATATCTAGATCCTTATCATTTTGAGTTACGATATCAACACCACCACCACCAGTAATCACGATAGAATCAGCAATATTTTCTGACGATGTAATGTTAACTGATGAATTAGCAGTAATATCTAAGTCTTCACCTGCAGCTGCACCTGCAACTGTGATATCCATACCACCAGCTGAAGTTGAGATTGTTAATGCGTCAGCAGCTGTACCCGAAGATGCTAAATGTAAACTAGAATTAGTTGCACCTGTTACTTCAATTGTCATATCGTCAGCATCAGCAGCAGAAGCATTTGAGATTGTAAGTCCTTTAACTGCATCAATATCAACAGAACCTTCAGAATCCAAATGAATTTTCTTGCCAGCAGCGTTAGTGTCTAATAAGATACCACCACTAGGTGATTGAAGTGTAATTGCTCCATCAGCCTCACTTGATAGTGCTTGAACTGTGATGGTTTCAGATGTTCCGTTATCTGTCACTAATGAAATTGAGCTAGCTGTGTCATCCAAACCAGTAAGAATAACTTGACCACCGTTGATCGCAACGTCCTTACCAGCTGCTGCGTCGATATCAACACCACCAGCTGTTGCAGTAAGTGCGATTGCTGCGGCTGCCGTACCTTCATCATTCAATACAGTGATTGTTTGTGAACTTCCTGCGTCAGCGTGAAGCTTAATTGCATCAGCTGTGTCGTGATTAGCAACGACCATTGTCTGACCACCTTCAATCCAAAGGTCTTTCGCGTCATTAAAAGCGATACCAATACCACCGTTTGCTGCTGAAAGTTTGATCGCACCAGCGTCGTCAGCGCCGTCAGTAGTTGCTGAGTTTAAAAAGTGCCCAGCTGTTGCGTTAAACGGTTCGTCTGATGCCGCACCGTGAATTCTATTTAAAGCAGCTCCAAAAGCGCCTAAGACGTCTTGAAGATCTGATCCCGTCAATGCTGCAGCTGCAGCTGGGGTTACGTATTGTTGCGCTTCTGTTTTAAGGCTACTAAATGACCCTGTTAACTGTTGTAAACGCATTTGTGTTCTTGAAGCCATAATTTTTTCTCCTTGTGTTATGGTTTATAGCATTTTTATAATAGTTTTAAACTTAACTCAACATGACAGACTTTGAATTGTTTGATAATACTATATATCTGCGCTTAACTCAATTTGTCGTTAGTTTTTTCTAAAAAAATGCTTTTTTTTGAACACTTTTAATACTTAAAATTAGGGTTAGTTTTTAAAAATAATATTCTTGAGATTTTTAATGTGACTGTCAAATTTAGCTGATTCACTATTCACGTATTCAATGGCAAATTTATTACCCATTCCATTAGGGTCATCAAACTCAAAGTGAAATCTTCCGTTAGACAATCGACGTGCATCAACCAAAGTCATTCCTTTCATCATTAAGTAGGCAGCAATTGCGATATCAGATGTTTTAAAAGTCATGATACCACCTTTTGATAAATAGCCATTACTAAACTGCCCTCCTCAGGCGTTGACCCGGATGTAAAAAATACGTTAGATCCGGTAACTGAATAATCTTGAAATGTTGTTAAACCTGGGGGCGTCTGGAGTTGTCCATTTACAAATATACTTATCTCATTACTTGCAAAAGGTGTTGATGCGAGAGTAAAAAGTGTGTTGTTGCCACTAGTAATACCTCCTAGTAACTCATTAAAGACCATTTCCTTATTAGCTTTAATTGTAATCGATCCATTTGATGCACTTGCGACATTAATTCCCGAACCGGCTTTAATAAAAGACGTCCCATCAGACAATTGGGTTAGGGAACCGGAGAATCCTAGGGAAGCTGTTACAAAACCTGCTGTTTGTAGCGTATTTGTAGTTTTGTTATAGGTTAAGTCAGCATCGCCACCAAAAGAGCCACCGTCGTTAAACTGTACTTGTGTATCTGAGCCGCCTGGCGTTCCGGCACCACCGCCACCTTCTGAGATGACTGTGCTTGCCATTTTGCCAACATAAGCAAATGCCCGGGCAAATGCCGGAATTTTACTAGCATCGTAATCTTGCAAGAACAAAATACCGTTATAAGCGTCGACATTCCAATCAATATTATCCAACAAAGGAATTTCGCTTCCTACACCTCCTGCTCCATCATCTTTGTATATTTTAATGATATAAGGGTTAGGTGCTGCCTGCGAATAAAAAGGAGGAACTAATTGGAGTGCACCTAGCGTTTCATGAACAACTTTATTGTTATCAAAAACTCCGTTTCCTTTATTGGGATTAGCACTAATACTAGTGTAATTACTAGGGAGTTTAAATTTATAAGTGTGTGGCCCCGGGTCTTGACCAGATTCTCCTGAGTCAGAACCTGCGCCACCTCCAGTATCGTTCGCGTCGTAAGTGTTACCTGTTACTTCCTCTAACACAAATTGAATATATTCAACAGTACCGCCCTGAACTGTATTTAGTGTTCTAGTAGGACTATTAGGTATCGTTTCTCCAAATAAAAGATTAGTTGAAGATTGGATATTTGATCCAATTAATTCTTCACCATCTGTTCTAAGGTTTGACGTGTGCGCCTTACCTAAAAGCTTTTTCTGAGCGAAAAACGTTGCTGAAGTATTACTCTTACCCGCCATACTAACTCCAGCTCACAGCTATTCGGGTAAGATAGCCCGTCCAGTTTTCATGTGCTGATACTTTAATTGCAAAATACTCAGCGCCAGAAGTTGTTCCGTTGGTAGTGGATCCATTAAATGTGCATACATTTGTTGTTCCACCTGTACCAATACTTGCATTTAAGTCACCACTAAGACACCCATCACCGTCATTTGTGTTTCCGGCACCCTCGGAAGGTTTACCTAAGTCTAACCATCCTGTTTTAGAACCTCCAGGAATTTTTACTTCTACAAAAATATTTTTATTGGCGCCTAGTGAAGCTGCATTATCACCAGTTATGCCTACCAATGTTGCATCGCCATACAGTGTTATCTGAACACTTGGTCTATCATTAGTAGTGTTATTTAAGAACCCACGATAATATTCTCTTGTGGAATGTGTCAATGAAGAATAGTTCACGTTAGAATTTGGACCCTCAAAAACACCACCTTCAGTATGATTTCTGAAGTCTCCAGAGTTACCACCTTTTTTAGGGCTAATTAACAATCCATCAAAAACCATCAACCCTTTCGCAAAATTAGGATGAGATCCGTTGTCGTTGATTGAAATGGTTGAATCCCAGCTGTTACCAGAAGTTGTTATGTCTGATTGCGCTGCGTAATTACCGCTTACTATTCTGTAATCTTCTCTACTAAAATATTCATTCGTGTTAGCATTTGAATTGTCGCTTGATGTAAAGACCAGAAGGTTTGTCGCAGTTTGTGTTGGTACTACTAGATTTGACTTAAGCGGGTGCTTAAATGTAAATGCACCCGCAGCATTAAGTAGGGGAGAACTTGAAACGCTTGTAAATGCACCGCTTAAAGATGTCGACTGATTAAACTGAATTGTTCCAGTTACGTGAAGTACTTCAGTTTCAGAATTTGCATTTGTATTTAATGTTTGGAGTGGTGACGCACCGTCATTTTCTGTTTTTGTGCTTGAAAGGCCGACTCCAGACTGCACAATAGAAACCGCACTGACATTTGATAGACTGGTTAGGGAAATAGCGTCTGATGCGTCTGAGTATACATTTTTATAAATGTTACTGATGCGCGTACGTATACTCCCAGTTGGATTGACAAAGTACTTTACACCACTCAGATGAAATATGTCGTCATCTCCAAATTGAGATATCGACGTACCAGCATGAGCAAGTGCATCAGCATTATTATCATTGACCCATTCAACATAATTAGTTACCCTTGTACCCCAAGATCCAACATGCTTTACTCTAGCATAATTCCAACCATTTCTTTGATCAGCTGTGTGTACTCTGTATTTACCTGTTCTTTGTATTTCTAAATAATAAGGTACATCATTGTCAAACTCTGCAGGTTTCCATGTACTTAAATCAAAGAATCCGCTATTACCCGTGAAAGAAGTTCCTGAGCCGGCACCCGGGTTTCCTGTCCCAACTAAATTATATGAACCGGTGAGTTCAACTGTATGTAAGTCTAAACCGTTTACTTCCAAGACAAGTGAGCCGCTATTTGCATCTGAGAAAGCATTGGCAACGTAGTCTGGTGAGTTAGCTGATACGTCTTCGTTGAGGTCTCCCTCAATAATTGTGTCAAGTGCAAACACTGCACGTCTTAGATTGTTGGAGTTTGAGTCTGTTTCGTACAAACCGTTTATGTCGACAGCGCTACCTATTCCTGCCGAAGCAGCAACATTTGTATAACCTGACACTGATTTAGACGATCCAAATGACAGGTTGCAGTCTACACCATCATCGTTGCAGTCTATGTCGTCCAGATCAGGTATTGCTGTGATTGTTCCAGTACCCGCGCCAAAAGTTACGCTAATTTGACTGATATATCCTGTCCAACCTGCATCAGCTTCTACTCTTATGCCTATATACTCGTTATTTGCAACCCCGACTGTACCTAAGGTGACAATATTTGTAGCGTTAAGTGAATTATCAAAACTTAAAGATCCGTTGGCAGTATGAGCACCTGCATTATCAGAATAAGAGTCTAAAACAAACTCTGATGCAAGGTCTAACCAACCTGTCTCTCTTGTCCCATTATTTGGAAACTTAACAAATACACGAATTCTACCACTATTTAATGCGGTTGCAGCTGGCACAATAGTTGTTCCCGAACCGTTAATTGTGATACTAAGATCGTGTTTAGTAGATCCTGTTGTATTTCTAAACCATCTGTAAAAAGTACGCTGCCCGGATTCCCCAGAATAATTAGGATTTTCATTTGGCGCGTTATCTAATTTACCACCATCGGATGTTGATCGGAAGTCACCAGATCTAAGTGTATTGGTCGGAGAATACAATCTCCTATTATAGAACTGTAATCCGTTTGTGTGTGCACCGTTTGATGCTGTCATATGGACAGTACTATCCCAAACATTACCCGAGTCTGTCAACGATGATTGTGTATTATAAGCACCAGAGACTATTCTAAAATTTTCTCTTCTAAAAGTCTCCGATGTGTTTGTTGACGTATTAGACAGGTTGTACATTAGAATGCCAGTAGTTGTTGACTGAGCAGCATTCGACAGATTTGACTTGAAAGGGTGGGTTACGTTGACACCTGCTGTCACAGCACCGCTTATAAAGTAATTTGCTGTCACATTACCTGATCCAGTTATGTGTAAAACTTTAGTATGATTTTCAGATACACCGATTACTGGCTTTGATTGTCCTGATATTGTAAAGGAAGGACTACTAGACTCAGCAGAACTATTACTAGTCGTAAATGTTATGTTGTTATTATCATAGACGTATTTGTATGCGTTTGACACGCGTGTCTTATATTTAGCACTACCACTTCTAAAATACTCAACACCTGACAGGTGTACACTTCCACTACCTTCAAAGCTAATTGAATTTCCTGTGGGCGAGAGTGCATCTTCATTGTCATCGTTAACCCATTCAATATAGTTTGTTGTAGATGTTGATCCGCTTCTAACATGTAAAACTCTTGCGTAATTCCACCCTAGCCTTTGGCTACCTGAAGCTACAACAAACTGTCCTGTTCTATGTCTGAAAGAATTAAAAGCGTTCCCATTTGAAAAAGTCCCTGTTGTCGGTTGCGAAAAGAAATTAAAACCTGACCCATTACTGTCTAAATGTGAACCAGTACCTAATCCTGACGTGCCACTACCTATGTAAGCAACAGTTAAGTCTATCTCTTTTATCGTTGTTCCATTTACGTTTAACCGCAAAACACCATCTTCACTGTCACCAAAAGAAAAGTCAGGATAATTCTGTACACCGTTGCCTTGACTATTAGCAATAACATCAGGGTTTAAAACGCCGCTCACGTGTGTGTCACCGTTAAAAGCACCTAGTCTAATATTGTTACTACTAGTAGTTACGTTATACGCACCGTTAACGTCGACGGCAGACCCTACACCAGCAGAGCCAGCAACAGAAATATACGATGGGGTCTCAGATGATTGGTCATTAGATGTACCAAAAGATAAGAAAAGGTTAGTCCCGGTATTTAGAGAATTAATGTCGTCTAAGTTAGGTGCAGGTGCAGGAGCGAGAGCTTTTAATACTTCGTTAAATCTGTCCACTGCAGTTCCAATTGGTGTGTCAATTGCGAAATCAGTAAAAAGACCGTCAGCGTAAGTTCCATCTTCAGCTTCACCAATAGCAGTTCCAGCAGAAAGACTAGCTGTTATTGCGAAGCTTCCTGTCCCGTCATTTGATATAGTTATGTTCGGCCCGGCTTTTAAGCTTCCTGATAAAAACCCACCAAAACCGTCAGCAATTTGCAATGACCCTAAGGATCCTGACGACTCATTAACTCTTAATGCTGTCATTAACTATACTCAAACTAAACTAAACTAAAACTTACAACACCATGCAGGTATATACCTGATACTGGATAGTGCATGATGTTATAAGTATATATTAACAGAACAAAGTGTTAAAAATTATTTTATTTCTTTTAATAAGCCACTAATGTCTAAGCCGGCACAATCAATTTTTCTACTTGTCAAATGATAATGGCTAACAAAACCTTTGTAGCTGTTTGCTGCAGCAGAAGTTGATACTTTCTTAAGTGTGTTGCCATTTTTATCTAGTGGGCACTTCAGAGGTACACCAGTTGCCTCATGAACAGCTTTCCAAAGTGCTTTAAGAGCCTGGAGCTGAATATCATAGAATCCCGTAAAATCACCTAAAGCTTTACCATGCACTTCTTGCCCTTCCATGATAGGTCTTCTACCAAAACCATTTTTCTCGTACCATGACTGGTATTTTGGATCATATGCATTTGATATTTCAACACCAACGGTGCTGTGATTATGTTTCTTGCTACCGGCGTGATAAGCTGCATGATTCATATCTAGAAGTTGAAATATTGTTCCATCATTATCAATTAAAAAATGTACTGCTAAACCGCGCTTGTCTAACACTTTATAACAAGATCTACTGTTTAGGCAGACATCCCAGTGATTAACAAACATTTTAATATCGCGTGGTTCAAAATAAGAAGTATATCCTTTCCTTGCTTTATAGCCTTTTTCTTCTGACCACAACACTACCTTTGGCCAATCGATAGGAAAAAAATTACCTTGATGCACAATAAAAGACTCATCTTTATCTTTGATCAGATCAGGTTCATATTTATCAATCTCGCTTTGTCTCTCAGTAAATATTCTCCTAAATGTACCTGGTCCGCATAGACCATCTGCCTTAAGCCCATTCTTTTTCTGCCAAGCAGCAATTGCCAAAACTAAATCGTCATCAAATTCATTCTCTCCAAACCAGTCAGGTTTCCATCCTAGATTAGCTGCACTACTTTGATTATAAAAAACTTTATCCATTAAACTCTCCCACTCTTGACTCTTTGTCCGAGTAAATATACATATTTCTCATATTGATTAGCTGCTGCAGCTAAATAATCATCTGCCCCTAATGTTAACAAACGTTTACTTTCAAGTTGATGATACAATTTAGTTAAATGATCTACATGATGTCTCATAAATTGTAATCCTACAGCTGCTATTGCATCGGGATTTAAGTCAACAGGTGAGGTAAACTGCATTAAGAAGGGAACAGATTCTAGTGTTGCATTGAGTGGGCATGCAACTTTTTCTGTGTCACAAACGACAATAAATTTTTCAACTAGTGCGTCAAAGTCTTCATTAATTCCGTTATATATTTCTCCGTAAAGATTGACATGATCACCTGCAAAACCACTTCCTTTTGTCACGTGGTGTGCAGCATGAAACCATGATAATAAAGCTTTTGTACAACCAATGTACTTGACTACATAATCTTCCATAATATCTCCTAAATAATATATAATTATTCAAGATCGATACTAACATTCAAGTTTATGCTAATTTTTGGTACACGAAGGTGATTAACTAAACCATGCTTTTTAGCTTCAGCTGCATCTAAAAACCAGTCAGCGTGTTTTTTCTTATCTACTAACTTAAGAAAATAGTCATCTGCCTTACCGCAATTCTGTGCCATCATTTTATAAACAATTTGATTTAATCGATCTGACTCTTTCGCTGATGCTTTTACTTCTTCTACTTTTCCTAGCTGGCCTGAACTTACATCATGTATCATCATAGTCGCATTAGGATCCATAAATCTACGCCCTTCTTCTCCAAACGATGCTAAAATAGCGCCGCAAGACATTGCCTTACCTTGAATAATTGTTGCGATAGGCAATTCTGAATTCTTAATTGTAGAAATCATTGACATTAGCGAATATACCTGACCACCATAGCTATCAATAACAATGGGGATAACTTTTTGACCGGTGTTATGTGCCATGGCCATTTTAGTTCTAAACTCTTTTGCGCTTTCTTCATCAAATTTATTTACTGTCACAATTACCGGTTGCATGTGTAATTCATATTCTTTAACTAACGGGGACGTGTTATATTTCCAAAGCATTTTTTCTCCTTTATAAATTATTTATGTTTTTATTATAACAAAAAAGAGAGGTTATTACACCTCTCTTTAGTTTTTAGACTAGTAATGATTAATTTTTAAAATCCTACCTCATAATCATCATTAAATCTTTCTTGCGTTTTAGCGTCTCTATTGCTTGAAAAACTAATATTAGATAGACTACTTCCTAGTTTTTTTACTTCCTGATTTGCTCTTAACAATTCTTCCATTAATTTAACTAAACCTAATACTTGTGGATGCTCTGGAAATACCTCTTTAAGAAATGAAATATTTTCTGTTAAAAGTTGTTCCTGCATGTTAATATCAAGCAATGCCTTAGGAAGTAAAATTAACATGTTAAATAAGAATAACAAGCCACTAGGTTCATCTTTATTTGTATTTGGGTTGGGCATTGTTGATTTATTGTAAATTCTTATCATACCTTTGAAAGCGTCAACAATTAAACCTAGCGATTCTCCTAACAAACGAAATGAATTTAATAAACGAGACATGTCAGGTTGATTTGCAAACCTCTCTGGATTAACCATGTATTTTTCTACAATTCCCTTTGCCCATTTTTTAGAATCAATAGGTGAAGCAAATAAAGACTCAAAACCTGAAATAGCACTATCTATTTTTTTCATAATTGCCAATGCTGAGTCAAGTTGATTCATCATACCTTCTGTACCTGGAAGATTAGACATGACTGACTTAACTGATGCGATATTATCTAACGTCATTGTCTGTATAGTACCAAAACTTGATTCCAGGCTTGAAATTTGATTACGAAGAAACACTTTTAAATCTTTTGCTCTGTCATAAAAGTAGGCTAAATCATTTATGGCAGTTTTAATTTGTTGTTCTGATGCAGGTGTTTTATCACTAGTCGGTAGTTCTAAATCTAATGCTTGTTCATTTACATAAGATTCAATCAAAACAAGTAAGTCTCTTTTTTTAATTTTCATATTTTTCTCCGCAACCATTATAAATATATAAAAAAAATAGCGTTTTCAAAATCTATTTAATTTATTAATAATGGCAGTCACAAGGGTCACAATCACAGCAAGGACATGGCTTTAGCCACATTTTGATGAACCGCAAGATTTGCATGTGACACACCCCTCCTGGTATACCAAACTACCTTCTGCACCACAATGGGGACATGTTTTGTCAACAGTAGTTCCGTCTACGATATAATTTTTAAGACATCGGGCAATAACCTTTGAAAAACTAAACAGGTCAGCTTCTTTATCTTTTTGCATTTGTTCGACTAAGTATTGAACTGGTGCTCCGTGACGTAGTGCCAAACTAATTGTTCGAGTATATCCAGCATGATTTGCATTATCAAACATACTAACTACATCTTTAATTGAGAGAGGATCATCTTCACCAATTGTTAAGTCATATTTTGAATTTGTAGTTTTAAAAGTACGCTTATTTAGTCTGCCTTTTTTAAATTTACGTGGTATTTCAATTTGTGATGCTTCTCCGCCAATCACCTCATAGGGCTTTCCTTCAAGGAGTCCGACAAGAACGACCCATTTTTGACCTTTGACTGAAGTGTGATATATATCACATTCTAATTCGTCAGGTCTTTTAGGAGCATGCCTTTCACCAAAAGGTTTTTCTTCTTTCTTATCGTCTGTTGATACTAATACACCTGAACGAGAACCGTCCCGATAAACTGTTACACCCTTACACCCTAGTTCCCAACCAAGCATGTAGATATCTTTCACTGTATCTACATCAATACCCGCAGGAAGATTTGTGGTATTTGAAATGGCATGACAGATCCATTTTTGAGCCACTGATTGGAGTTTTACTTTTGCACGCCAATCAATTTCATTTGCAGTTGCACCGTAATAAGGCGAACGTCTGGCAGTAGTCTGTATATCATCTTCATCATAAGAACCACCGTTAGCATCTAGCCACTGTTTGAAACCGTGGTGATACACCATAAACTCTGTCCACTTATCACCAAGATCATCTACAAACATCACTTCTTCACCGTTTTGTACTTTCTTGCGTCGCTTGTAATACAGCATGAAAGCAGGTTCGATTCCTGACGTAGTTTGCGTGAGACAAGAAACTGAACCGGCAGGTGCAGTAGTAGTGTTTGCAATGTTACGACGACCGTAAGTGCGATAATCTTCAACAACTTCTGGTGTTAATTCACTAATAACTCTTTCTAGGTAAGGGTGCCCTCTTTCTTTTCTGTGACTAAAAACTTCAAAAGCGCCTCTTTCTTTTGCCAACTGAATTGATTCTTCATATGAAGCTAAAGTTAACCATTTATATATTTCTTCAACTGTTTCGATACTCTTGTCAGAACCGTACGTTTGACCTAACATTGCAATTGTATCGCCTAGGCCGGTAACACCTAAACCCGTTCGACGGCCGTCAATAGCTACTTTACGTATTGTCTTCCAAAGATTTTTCTCGTAATACTTTACTGTCTCATTTTCCGGATCATTGTCTATTTTAGATAAGATCTTGTCAATCTGTTCTATTTCTAGATCAATCATATCATCCATTAGTCTTTGTGCCTTACGTGTTTTATTTCTAAATTCACCCCAGTTAAAAGTAGCACTTTCTGTCCATGGATCTTTTACAAAAGAAGTCAAATTCATAAGCATAAGTCGACAAGAATCATAAGGTGACAGAATAATTTCACCACACGGATTAGTAGAAACAGATCCAAAACCAACGTCAGAGTAAGCGTCAGAAGGGGTCATGCGTTTTGCAGTATCCCAGAATAGAACACCGGGTTCGGCAGACGCATGTGCACCTTCAATAAGGGCATCCCAAACTTCTGTTGCGTTCGCAGTCTCAGATATCACCGGGTTTTCTGAATCTACTGGCCATCTTAAACAATATTCTTCTTCTGCCTTGACAGCGTTCATAAACTCATCGGTGACCCTAACTGAGATATTCGCACCAGTAACTCTCTTTAGATCTCTCTTGATCTTGATAAAATCCATCACTTGTGGATGATGAACTGAAATGGACAGCATTAATGCTCCACGTCTTCCACCTTGTGCAACTTCCCGACATGAGTTAGAGAAACGGTCCAGAAATACCTCGATACCATCAGTTGTTTTTGCAGCGTTTGAGGTTATCATACCCTTGGGTCTGATTGTGGAGATGTCAAAACCTACTCCACCCCTCCTTTTCATGATTTGCACTTGCTCTTGATCTGTCTTAAGAATGCCCGCGTAAGAATCAGCGGGGGATTCAATGACAAAGCAGTTCGATAAAGATTGAATTTTTGCTTCATTTCCTATACCACTCATTGGTGATCCTTGCGGAACCACGTATTTAAAATCTTTAAATAACTGATAGATCTCTTCCAAGACCATGTTATTAGGATATTTTCTTTCAATTCTTGCGAACTGACCTGCTAGTCGTCTATGCATATCATCTGGTGTTAGTTCCAAATAATTCCCTTTTTCATCTTGCAGTGCATATTTACCTGCAAAAACCGATGCGGCTAGCTCGTCACCGTTAAAATATTCTAGCGAGGCTTCAAAGACTCTTTGATAATCGTACATTAGTTCTCCTTGATTACTTTCCTGTTATTTCTTTCCATTTTGATTTTAACATATTTTTAGTTCCAGCATTTGCGGCTTCGATGGCGTCTGTTAGCGACATTTCACCAACGTCTTCTAGAACATCAATTTTCGAACGGGATGTATCAATTCTAATTGGAAACATTAACCCGTCGCGTCCTGCACGATTTTTTGCTACAAATAGTCGACCTGCTCCTGTAGATTTTTCCATAGGCTTACGTGAAAGTGAAACAACAACATCTGCCACCATGGCTTTGCCATACGCCTCAGACATATTTTCCAACCCTACAACTTCAGCTTTAGCAGAGTCTCTATTTGCCTGTGATGCTGTCCAGATTGGGATGTTCATTTCCATTGCTAGGTTCCTAAGTTCTTCGTATACTAATTTTAGTTCGTGTCTAAGTGAATCGTAAGTTCGTGTAGATCGCATAATATCCGCGTAATCGATCACGAGTAAGCTCGGTTTGAAATCTTTCATTGCTAGTTTTTCTAGGTGATTTCTAATAGTTACGATGCTTGCCGCGCCCGTAGGATATTGCTTAATTATCAACCTTCCAAAGTCATTATCTGAATAAGTTTCGAGTATTTTTTCCTTATTTTGAATAACATTTGAAGATGGAATATTACACAAATTACTGTCATATCTTATACCAACTGCAGTTTCAGTTAACTCAAAAGTATAATGAACTACATTTTTTCCTCGTCGTAAAGCCTCAGCACCCATAGCAACTAAATAATGAGACTTTCCAACACCGGTATTTGCCACAACTACACCAATTTCACCTCGACCAAGACCACCATTTAAGACGTCTTTTTTATCTAAGTGACTAATGCCTGTCGGACATGTGGCACGATCGATAAGTTGAAAACGTGCTTCGTGATCTTCAAAGAAATTGTGGCCTAAAGTAGAAGAATTACCTTTGAAAACAGCGTCTTTCATGATGCTAAGAACAGACTCATAATTTTCTGATTTAATTGCCTTGACACTATCTTCTAATGCTTGCTGTAACGCTTGCTTTTTACAGAAATCTAATGATTTATCTTTCACATATTTGAGATCACTTAAGTTAGGGTTTGCTTTCATGCGCGAAAGATATTCTATCACTTGTTCACGGAGAATAACATCATCACCAGTAGATAAATCATCCTTGATAATAGAAACTAAAAGTTGGAGTGTGGGGAAATTTCTATATTTTTCATGAAAACTAAAAAATCTGTCACAAAGAAACTGGAGGTATTTAAGTTCGAAATAATCGTATTTCATTACCTCCATCATTTGTGAAGCCCAAGAATGATCATCTAAAAGTGCTTGAAATATTTTTTCTTGAAAGTCTTTTCCGTACTTTGAAAAGTAATTTGGGTTAATGGGTGCATTCATCACAAAATTTTTCCTTGTTTGAGGTTTCTAAAAAGATACCCGTGTTGAAGTATGTCTATATTTTTTATATTATTTTCTCTTAGGTATTTTATTGCATTCATATTATTCCATGAAGGTTTAAAATTTTCAATGCTTTCATCAAGTTTTTTAGTTTGCATATGCACCAAGTTATCTACATCCAATCTGACTAGTCTAACGTTACGCTCAATCAACTTTTCATTATCTTTAATGGATTTATATATCTTTTTCTTTGGATTGCTCTGGTGTTTAACGTCGTTTTCGATAAACAACTGGAATGCATTATTTTCGAAGTCTTCTCTTTTAAATAATTCTCCGTATTCTTTTACCAAAGTTTTATAGCCGGCTCCTGGTACGCCTGGAATATTATCAGACTTATCTCCTACTATTGATTTAGCTAGGCAGAAGTTATGAGGATGCACACCATACTTTTCTAAAACTTTATCCGTGTTGATAAATGATTTTGAGTTTGGAGAGTACAGAATGCAATTTTCGTCAACGAGCTGATAGAAATCATGATCACCGGTGACGATAACTTTATTCTTATCTTTAAGCTTGTATTTTGAGAGGTAACCAATTGCATCGTCTGCTTCTGCATCTTCAATATAGACCTGACAAACTGGTAAGTTACCAAGTATCCCTACCAAATTTCTGATCTGAAAATTTCTATTCTCTAACGTGTCTGGTATCTCTTCTTTACTGTAGTATCTATTCATTTTCGCTGGTCGACTACCTTTTTTGTAGTCTGGATAGAGATCTCGCTTTCTCTTAGAACCTCCCCCTTCCCAAACAACAATGACGCCTTCAGGTTTACACTTGTCTATAAGGTTGACGAGATTGTAGTAGAAACCCACAATCCCACCAATTTGTTCACCGTTATCTGACATTGCTGGATGTGCGACATAATGCCGCATGAAGACATTGAGCGCATCAAATATTAAGATTCTATTCTTTACCATTATATGTCATTCTCATCAAAGTCTAATAATAGATTGCCAACTTCTTTTACTTCCTCATACGACTCTGGGTCGATATCGACGCCATCTGAGGTGCCCATCTTTTTAATCATTGCGTCTTTTAAGATGATGTCAACAATAGGTCCCCAGAAGTTATCTTCCATAACTTCGTTGAATTCTGTCTTTCTAAACTTTTTAGTTTCTATTTCAACACCATTCTCGTCCATGATCTGAATTGTCTTCCAGCCACCAGTACCAGAGACTAAGTAACATCGACCTTCGTGAGTCACCATACCATGCTTTCTTAGTAAGTCAAAAGTTTCTTCGTGTTCAACGATACCTTTTCCAAAATGAATTTGGAATGCTACTTTTCTGAACGGGGGCGCAACTTTGTTTTTAACCGTTTTAGCCCAGACATTAATGCCGATAACGTCGTCCCCTTCTTTGATCTGTTGTCCCGCTCCCAATTTGATTCGTATAGATGAGTGAAAAGGGATTGCCTTACCTCCGGGTGTAGTATCAGGATCTCCATACATAACTCCTACTTTTGTTCGTATTTGATTTAAGCAAACTAAAAGACTGTTTGTTTGCCCAATCACACCTGTAATTTTTCTCATGCCTTTAGAAATAGCTCTAGCTTGCAGCCCAATACTTTCTTTATCATAGTCACCTAACAATTCTGCCTTTGGTGATGAAGCAGCAACGCTGTCCCAGATAATTGTAACAGGTACGTCTTTATCTAGTGCACGTGCTTTAAGAATAGTCTTTTCAGCCAAGTCGAGCACTTCTTCAGTGCAATGCGTATCTACATATACAAATCTTTGCGAAACATCCACGCCTAAATTGCCTAAATTTTCAATACTTGTTGCGTTCTCAGTATCGATGTAAACAACAATACCACCCATCTTCTGAGTACTTCTTGCAATTTGTGTGGCAATGTGCGATTTTCCAATTGATGGAGGCCCAAACATTTCAACAATGCGTCCTTCTGGAAAACCTCCGTTTTCTTGATTTGCACAAATATAGTCTAACAATTTAGAACCGGTAGATATCCAGCGTTTTACTTGTGTTGGGCTTTCATCTTCTGCTAAATTGTAAGCAACTTTTGTCTTGTAATCTTTATTTAAAGACTTTATAAGTTGCGAGGTAAAATCATCTTTTTTTCCCATTATTCACTCCTAGTTTATAGGAGTATTATACATAGGAAAGCGCTAGATTTTCAAGATAATCCTGAAAGTTTTTGCCACCTTTTTAAATTATATCCCTCGGATAAAAACTCTTCTCCTTGCCCAGAGATCATGGCATTTGCTGTGCCTTTAACAGCTTGACTCAAGTATGAGTCTTCTCCTTCTCTCTTAAGTTGTTTATAGAATGTGTAAAGTCTTAAGCCGGGTTCGATGTTGGAATTAGGATTAAGATAATTAGAGAGAAAATAATAGACTAAAGGCCCACCTTTTTCTTTTATTTCGCCTAATTTACCCTCGTCCGGATCTGATTTAAAGGAAGTTTTAAGAAGAGAAGACAATTTTCTTCCGGCTTCACCCGATTCACCTGCTAATTCAAGTAAAAATCTTTCGATAGGGACCATAGATCCTAAAAATCCGAGAACAGCAGTTGTCAAATTGGTGCCGGCTTCTACAGCAACTGCACCAGTACCAAAAGATGCAGCGCCTGCACCTGCAGCCGGGACTGCTGCAGCAACAGTATCATAGGATTGGACGATCGTTAAAATCAACTTCTTTAAGTTTTCCAGAGCAGATTCAAAATCTTCTCTTAGGATCTGCCTGTCATCTTCAGGCAATCTATTAACCCTAGACATTAAGTCGGCATATTCAGCATCGTTTCCTGCCAAAATATACTTTCCAAAAGATTCGCCATCTAAGTCTAACAATATTGACATCTTATCATTTAAACTTTTCATATCAAGCAGCGTAGCTGCAATAGATGCAGAACCTACTAAAACGTCAACAACAGGAATTGCCATGACCGTTGATTTAATTAGGTTGCCTGCTGCCTTGGGTAAAAATTTGGCTATTTGTGGTAATTTTTCAAATGCCCCTCCTAAACCTTTAGCAGCGCGAGCTGCTGAGGAAGTCCCTCTTAGCGCATCTCTATCTATCCCATCTAAGTCCAAGTCTAAATTTTCAAAAAGAACTTGTTCACTCATTTTCTCTAATGTACTTATTAAATCGTATCTTTTATTTTTCATGTTTTAGCACCCTATTATTCTTAAATTAAACCTGAAAGTTTTTGCCACCTTCTTAAGTTAATTTTTGACTCTGCGAGATTATTAGGGCCTAAATCATCATCCGCATCGACGATTCTTAAGTGACTACCTCGTGTTGGTTCGGGCATATCTCCTGAGGAGTCTAAATCTAGAGGTGGAAGTCCTCCACTGTCAACATCTTCTATATTATCTGATTGCTGAAGACCATTCGAATCCTGATCATTTATTCTTTGCAAATCTTCCAGTGTCTCTATTTCAGGAGCAGGTAATGTAGTCATCTTTACTCCGCCGGCTTTGAGGACAGCTTCAGCTTCTATTAGATTGTCAAGTGCGTCAGCAAATATAGACCCACCTCCAAAGTATGAAACATATGTCGCTATTGTTGCTATCATACCTTTTAATCCACCACGTTGTCGAGCTGACCTAAACCAAGCAAGGATAGCTTGAGATGAACCGACAGATGTGTCTTCCAGAAAACCTAGTAGAGCTCCGGCAGCTTCGTCAAGCCCTAAACCAGGAATTGCAATGACTAGGGCTCTAACTAAATCTGATATATCTCCTTTTATTTCGCCAACTAACTCTTGCAAATCCGCAATGTCCTTAGGCGTCAAATCTTGCTGTTGTACCTTATCTATAATTGGTCTAATTATTTTATTTGATTTATTTAAATCATACGCATTTTTAGCCAAAGCTGCAGGAAGCATTACAATACCACCGACGTCACCGGTGTATTGATCTCCGAAAAATTGGACAACTGTTGTGATTAATTTAGCTATAAACTTATAAAGCATTTTCCCACCAAAGGAACCTTCTAGTAAAGTATCAGCAGAATGGTTACGTGTCAAAAATTCTATTTCATTAATAATTTGTTGGATTTGATCGTGCTGGTCTTGCCGGTCTTTGAGATTAAAAACAGTTTCCTGAAGTCTATAACCTCTATAATTTTTAACTCTACTATCTAAAATATTTTTCATTATATTGCCTCCGAGTATCTTTTATATATATTATGATAAAAAAGAAAAAGCCTGGGTAAATACCCAGGCTCGAAAACAATGTTGATAAATTAGTACTTAGCTCATGAGATCAGAAAAAGCATCATCCAAACTTGAATAACTTTTTCCTCCCTCTTCATTGTTATCGGTGGTTTTTTGGTTACTATTCCATTCAGAACCTGTACTTTCTGTCTCTTCTTCACCATTTAACCAGCTATTAATAATATTACTTAACTCGTCATAAGACTTAAGTCTAAAAATATCATTAATGTTTGGAATGCCCTCAACCCATTCTTTGACTTGTTTAGAGTCTTTAGAAAGTGCTGATGCCTTGCGAACAGGCAATACCTCAGTTTTTGCCCACTGTTGACCAGGAGCTTTTGTACATTTAATCTTAAGATCTGTACCGGTTTTAAGATCAGTGATATCACCATAGTCTTCGTCCATCATAAGTGATAGTAAAGACTGATATACTAATTTTCCAAACGACCAAATTCGTACACCTTCACCTTCTTCACCTCTTACAACGACAGGTGCGTATACACGCATTTTAGGATACAATTTCTTTGCCATTTCATAGCTTTCTTTTGTTCCTTCGTCGCGAAGCTTATTAATCAACTCTTGGATCGGGTCACGCTTACCGAATTGGCTTGGTGCAAGTAATCCTCGTTGACCTGGAATATTGTAGTAGAATTGCAATTCTTTAAATGGTTGTCCGTCGTTATCTGGAAAAGAAAGAAGTCTTACCTTGTATTCTTGTCCTTCTTCAGGCTTCCACATTACATTTCTGCTAGTGTTATTACCGCTAAGTTTGTCTAGTTTACGTCTGATCGCATCAAAATCAAGTGCCATTATTTCCTCCATTAATGTTTAACTTGTAATGTCCAATGTGCAATGTTTAAATTGAACTATAACATTATAGACAGCAATGAAAGAATTTATTAAAATAAATTAGCGATATGGAAAACTTTTTTCTCTGTTAAACTTTTGTCGCTTTTTTCTTTGTGTCCTTGTCTCAGGTTTCCCTTTAGCTGTATAACCCATGGGTGGTACAGGGCCTCCACCTCCAGCTATAGCACCTGAAAATTCATCTAATGGTTGCTCTTCTTCTTCATTAATATCACTTATTCTTTCCTTTGCGGTATTTGTGATTTTATCCATCTTCATTTTAAATTTACCAGCGTAATCAACATTTTCTTCTAATCTCAGTAGAGTTTCTTCTAAAAAATATTTTCTACCTTTTCTGACACGAGCGTTTAATATACAATCGTGTTCTTTGATTAAGTCAGGCTCTTCTTCCTCTTCATTATCTTCAACGTCTTCATATGCTAGTTTTGCCATAGTTGTTGCAAATAAACTGTCAGCATCAGCTCTAGGTGACATCATCATTCCAGCTGGATTATGTTTACCAGTCGGTGTTAATTCAGGTCTAAATGCACCCATACCTATTTCGTCAATATTACTCATAAATGTTATACTCCTGCATAACATAAATATTAACTAATAATTGTATATTCTATAGGAATAGCGATATTTGATTTTTCTTCTCTTATTTGAGTTTTTTCAAAAATATCTTGTACGTCTTCGTTGTGAACTTGGAATGTCATGCTGTCATGAATAAAGTAAACAGGCTTTATTTTGTTCTCTTTTTTGAATTGATTAAATGCTAAAGAACAATAATCTACTGTTGATGATTGTATCCAGTAATTGACTAGGTTATTATTGCTCGTAATAGGTCTTCCATAGTAATTAAGAACAAAACCATGTTCAGTAAATTCTTTATCTAGTCTATCTTTTAGCGCGTTAATTCCTAATTCTTCTTTAATTAGGTTAATTTTTGATTCTTTGAGATTCATAATTCTAGATATAGTTTTTGCATTTGCACCGTATATCATTGATAGAATTCCTCTTTTGACACTATCTCTATCTTTAAAGTCAATTTTATATTTTTCGCAAAGCCACAAGTAGACGTCATTGCCGGCTATTTCAAAACCTTGCGACTTTAAATAGAAAAAGGGCTCACACGACTTAAAGTCTAATTCTACTAGTTTCAAGTTTTTATTCTTGATCGTCAATTTTTTTCTTAAGTCTTTTTTCAGGGTTAGAAAATTAAATCCTTTTGTTATGCTAGTTCTACCGGTCACACCTGTGTGATCGTATGTTGGCTTTTCTAAAAGTTCATTGTCTAAGTAGACATCAGCTAAATTCAAGTAGCACATATTTCTGATAGGAAATATTTCTGAATGGTATGAGGTAACTAGTTTCACACTATCAATTATTTTTTGCTTAAGATATCTGTTGTATTCGTTTGTTTTAATGTTGCCCAGTATTTTATTATAGTCAACAATAGATTTTAAATTCAAGACACTGAAAAAATTTTTATAGTACTGATCTATAGTTAAAATGCTATCAAGATTCGAAAGCTTTCTAATTTTTGATAATGTATTTACTGTGATATCGATACCTTCATTATCGATATTAATTAATACTTTTTTACCGCTTGAAGAGAATTTTCCTTCTATGACGATACTCTTGATGATGTTTTTTCTATATTCATACATGTTTGTATAATATAGCTAAATATTTTAAATTTACACTATAAATTTTCAAGTGTGCTTTTCATCCTATCTTTAAAGCTAGAGATTGCGCCTATATTAGATGGAACTAACTGTACAGTTGTTGAGAAGTCTCCTTTATTTAAAGAATGAGAAACAGTTTTGACTGTATAAATGTTATCTAAGCTAGTATTTGTTCCAAAGTCTATAAAGATATTGTTACCTCTTCCTATCATAGGTTGACCTAACATGTTAACAGTTACTGTGTTCGGTAATGTTGTTATGCTTTCATATTCACTCTCGTAACTGTGTCCTTTTATTTGTCCGTCCCTAAGTTTACCATAGCTTTCAACAGCTAGAACATTACTTAATTCTCCTGACGTATTTGCACTAACTGATATATTTTTGACAGTCGACCCATTTGAACCGTATATAATAGTCGGGTATGATCTTTTCATTATTTGTTTAACAGCATTGTAGTTTAAATTGCCTAACTCTTCTTTTAGCACATCTATGTAGTTTTTACTGCCGATAAATTTATTGTTTGCACCTTCTACTAATGAACTGTGCAAAGCATATTTTGCCGGGTCTAAAACAGACTCTTCATCATAAATATGTACTCTAAGAATTGTTACATTATCTTTAAGTCCGTTTGTACCACTTTTGTTTTCTTGATATCGCTTACTTAATTGATAAAACTTGTACTCACTGCTATTTGGAGGATCTATTGCTTCCAAAACTTCAAAATCCATGGACAGATTAGGTCTGATAAACTTAGACTCGGCTGGGTATATATCTTTTAAATTATCGTTTTCGTATATATCAGTACATCTCTTGTGAACGCTTTTTTTAACTTCTGCTGTTTCTTGTTGTATTGCTTGCTTAAGCAGCTTGTCATAAGTCTTTTTCTTTTTTAACAAAGCGTCAGACTTGTTCTTATTTCCTTCTAATTTTAATTTTTTACTAGCTTTTTCTCTTTCTAAGTCCCTTTTTGCATTATTGTTTTCGCTAATTAATTTATAATCATTGCTAGTATCATCAGCCAACCTAATAAATTCCTCAGGCGGTGTAGATGGACTTAACAAACCTATTACTTCTGTTCTTTTATTGATTCTTTCCTGTATTACTTTGTTTTCGCCGTCTATGTCAGATATTTTCTTACTGATATCTTGTATTTCTTGTGATAACTTTTGATTTTCTTCACCTACTTTTTTAACAGATCCTTGAATTTCTTCATTATAAATAGCATCGGGATTTTCAGCTTCAATAATTTCTTGGACGTCCGGATCATCTGCGCCCATCCCTTCAATATTGCCTGACTTAGCTTTAGTTTTTATCAACTTAAGTTGTGTCTCTTTGTCATTACCTCTTAATGTATTTATATCTTTAAATATATCAGACAACCCATATGCAGAAATATTTCTATCCCTGACAATTTTTTCAATTAATTTAAAGAAAGAGTTGACTGATATATTGCTAGTTTTGTTCAGCTTATTATCAATAGCAGCTTCTAGTTTTTTAATGGGTATTGGTAGACTAGCTGTTGTGTGCACTCTTCCACCTGCAGCGTGATGATTAAGAGGATAAAAAACTAATTGAACTTCATCATATATACAAGATGATGCTAATGGGTGACCTATGAAATGGGAAATAACCTTACCAAGTGAGACAACATCTTCGCCTGTCTGTTCATAAAATTTAGAATTAAAGCCATCAGTAACAGTTGATTCGAGGTAAGGGTCTATACTCTCAGCAGATTTAATATCTTCTAGTTTACCTATCATTCTTGCAATCTGATCTTCTGTTTCTTCTTCAGCTGCCTTTATTTCTTTTGAGACGTCTGTGTCTGTATTAATTTTATCTCCGCTGGTAGTGCTATTGTAAAGTTCAACATCCGGAATTAATATATTTTTTACAATATCGACAAACTCTTCCTTCTCCCCTCCGTTTCTTAAGAAAGGAGATAGCTTGTCGTAAGCTTGCCAAGATATCGAAGAGTTAATAGATCTTGCGTTTCTAGAGTTTAATTTGATCTGTTGTCTTATTTCAGGAGCGTCCTTGATGTCTTCATTATTTTTTGTTAAGTCAGATGTTACTTTTTTAATATGATCTTCGATAACGTTAAGCGGTACCTCTGGTCCACTCCCGCAATGTATTTTGTCATTTTGTCTAAATCCGTAAGCAGCTAAATTAACATCAATTTTTACTGTATTACCATCTGAAAACTGAAAGTCGGTACCAATAACTTGAAAAACGGATCGATCCTTTAATCCGTTTAAATATTTGCCGATAACATTATCAGAGTTGACGCCTCCCTCTGGGTGATTCCAACCATATTCAATAATTATTTTTGTTGTTGCAAATTGTGTACTTGATATAAGTGGCGCTAAATCTCTCATTCTAGATCGATCGTGCAAAGTCATTGACAAAGATCCTTTTTTTGAAGAAAGTAAACCAAACCCAGCACCTGTAATACTAACGTTCAAACTATTTAATGAAAGCATAGGTGTGATTGGGTCGAGTACAGGATCATCATTGTTATAATTTAAACTAAAAAGACTCACATTTTTTTTGTTTATATCAGCGTTAGCCATGGTTTGAGGCGCTGTGAATATATCCATGAAAGAAAATTTTGTCTTTTCACTGTCTTGAAGATTTCTTTCTGATAATGTACTTTTACTGTTAATCGGTTTAATATTTGAAAAACCCACAGCGTCATCAAGCTCATATGTACCTGACCCACCTTTAGTAAATCTCATGTACGCTACTTGATTCATGTTGCTTATTTTTTCCGAAGAATTACTAAAGTCTTGCCTCACAACTTCTATTTTTATATAAGGCGTGCATCTTGACATTTCAACTGGTGGTATTGCGTTGAAAAATATTGGTAAGTGTGATTTATTTCTTCCCATCACGGATGTTTTAGGGTGCCTCATCACAAAAGCTCCTAAACTTGGCCTGCCAAATCTACTACCTAAATTATCTCTATTAATGTGGACAATTCCACCTGCTTCAAAAGAGTTACCCTCTGTTGTCCATCTTTGTTTAGGAAGGTTATTGTCATCAAACTTGAGTTCACCTTTATCATTAACAACGTTCTTTTTTTTAAGTCCGGACTGAGTAGGAACTTGATAACTTATTATTTTATTCATTCTAAAGTCAGTTGGTGAACACGCTGTAAATATATTAGCCCCTCTTCCAGATGGTAAAAACATGTCGTGTTGTGTAGGTAAAACAATATGCATATACTTACCTAAACCTTCTCCTGCACCGGTAAATTCATCTGTTAAGTTTCCTGGAAAATTTTCTACTAAAGGAGAATCAAAGTAATTAGTCACATGTTTAAAGTATTTATCAGCAGTGTTACCACTTAACATGTCGTATATTTGATATGCGCCTGTAGTTCTGTCTAATATGCGACTGTATATGTGCTTCAAGAATATTCTTAAACCCTCATCTTCGTAACCTTTGTTTCTTAACTTATGTATTTCATTAGGTAGTGTCGTCTTGTTAAACAAAATAATGTCATTGTGAGACAGCCCTGTAATAAAACCGTCAAAGTCAGCTATCGCCTCTAAGAGGTTTTCATAACTTAAATTAAAATTAGTTATTTTATCGTACTTACCTTTCAAACTATGACTCCAAAAACTTCTGTAATATTATTTGGTATTCTTAAAATGGTGCCAGGTGGTACCTGTAAAGCATAACCAATGCCACTAGCAGCTGCTATGATCCACCATAATGAAGAGTCTCCATAATTTAAACCTGCTAAGTAGTCTAGTCTTTCACCCTCTTCCAGTATGTGTGTGTTAACGCTAATAAGTCCAAGCTCAGCTGCATTATATATTTTATAATTAACATTAGACTTACTTATAAAGTTTTGTCCCAGACTATTCTTACCCTGGGGTGAAAATGAATATCTATTTAGTGCCATAATCTACCTATTGTTTTCACCTTTTACTCTAGATGTATTCTTTCCGGCATTTCTAAAGTTAAGCTCTGCTGATCTACCGTCATCTGAGTAAACATCACCGCTAATGTTTCTCATAATACCTCCAACATTGTAAAGAGGCGCTTTATTATAACCACTATGGTCCATTCCAGGTGGTAAGTCATGAATAACATCAAATTGAAAGCTAATCTTACAACCTATCGGTGCCCGAGAATTAAAGTCAGTCTCCCATGGAAAATCACTTAACCAATCAAACTGAACAGATTTAATTACACCAGCTAATCCTCGGCCTTTTGTTGTATCAAAAGCTCTAACATAAGGATTAATCTCAGGTAACATAAAGAAACCTTCTTGTCTAAGAGTAAAAGTTCTAGCCCAATCGATTGTATCAGCCGGAATTCCTAAGTTCAATGCATTCTCAATAATTTTTCCTTGTGCTACAGCAGTATCAGCTGCACCTACTAAAGGATCAGATGCAACTAAACCTAAGCCTGTGTAGCTAGCGTTAAAAAGAAGTTTAGGATCCGGATATATATCTTCGTGTTTAACTATTAGAGATTCTCCTGAGTCTAACAATCCACTTGGAGAGGCAGGATCAACACACAGAACACGATATCCAATTTTATCAGACGAAAATTTATTTGATATATCAGAAAGTCTACCTTTTTCCACAACTCTTACTTTAATTTTTCTATTAATTAAGTACTTCTTGCCGTTTGTGCATAAGTAACCTAGGTTTACATTAGGTTTAAGATATACCTGACGTAAAGCGCCTAAGGAGTCTGTATCACCCTTAAAACCTAATTTTGGATTTGATGGATCTGTGTTAGGATCTACCAATTGATTCATTAATTCATTGACAGCTAATGGGTTTGCAAAACCGTTAATAATACTACCTTGACCAAATAAGTCTTCTTGGCTAGCTAAACCCTGCATGCTAATTTTTTTTGCAAAGTTTTTTGCAATTTTAACTTGAGAATTTGCTGATTCACCTGCTGAACCAAATGCTACGCTAATTGCTGATTGTGGACTTCCTGCGCCTAAAAGCCAAAGCTTTAAAATTACTTCTGTGTATATATCGTAAACTTTTTTAGATATTGCTGCAAATTTGCTAGTGCCGCCGTAAAGATAATCATCAGACATAGGGCTGACGTTGTTATCTCCTATACCGAAGACCCTAGACAAACCAAATCTAGAATAGTTTGATTTAACAATGTCTCCTATTCTTATTCTAACAATAGGTGAAGCTCCAACAACTTGACTAAAAGGCTGGTAAAATTTTGAATTATCAGCATTTGATACCATTGTTCCTGGGGTCCACTGAGGATATAGAAGTGTCACAAATTTATTTATCTTGTACCACATACTGTCAAAGTCTTCTTTATTAGTGGCATACATAGTAAAACCTACACTTAAACTTCTAGAAGTGCTTTGATATATCTGTACATCATCCATTCTGCCATAAGAAGAAACACCAGTGTAATTGGGTGTAATTGTATCAGTTAGTCGATCCAAAAAAGCTTTAAAAGAAACAATCTCATTTGTTCTCAGATCTTGTATATAAAAAGGAACATACTCAGCTTCGAGTTTGTCCTCAACAATTTTAACAACTTCATTAGGAATTCTATTGTAGCTTCCATCCACATCTATACCAGTATATGTATTTTCTACTAATTTAGATCCAAACATCGCTCTGACAGGACTTTCTCCCCTAACTGTGTTGCTTAATCTAGATGCAGCTCTAATAATGTTTACAGGTAAAAGATACATTGATGGACTAGAATCTTGATTCCAAGACAACTCATTTTTATACCTGCCATTCTTTTTTCTACTTTTACCCGGGATGGAATTGGTATCTGGTATTAAATCTACATCTCTAACATTACCAGCCTCGCTAGTGACACTGTTATTTGATAACAGTGATACATCACCTATGATTGCCATAGCATTAAAAAATTGTATAAATTTATTAGATTCAATTATATCTTTATAAACCAAAAATAACTCATTTGAATTTAAACTATCTAGGCCTGTTATATTGCTTTGAATATTGTCAAAAGACTTCAAAACAGATCGAGCTACCGCGATCCAAAAACCTGGGCTCTGAGAAATATTTTTACTATTTGCGATTGAATCTAAACTGTTAGACTCAAAAGGTTCTCCAAATATCTCTTTAATGCCTTGATTGACTGCTGAACCGTAATTGTGTGTTGTATTCGCTAGTAAATTGCTAAATACATTAAATTGTAACTTTGATGATTGAAGACTTCTTGATTTTCCCATAATATGCGAAAGTAAATCGCCTTCTGGATTAGCAGTCTGATATTCTTCACCTGACTTAATTAAGTCAATCTTATCAGCTTCTCTTAGTGTCGATATCAAGCCTTCATAAAAGATCTTACCTACATTTTTTACGGCGATCATTGATATGGCTGCTTGAATTTTATGTAATTTAATTGTATTTCCAGTGAACCTAAACTCAGAGTTATATGTAGATCCAAATGTTTTTGAGTTAATCGAGTCCGGGTCTGCGTTTATCCACTCTCCCCTATTGTCCCTAACAGAATTACCAGATATATCTTCTGGGAAACCTTTTGCGTTTTTAGGCCTGATTATATTAAAATCTATCTTTGTGAACCCAGAATTAACATCTAAGTTATTAGAAGTTAAATCGTTAATGCTAGCAATAACGTCATCAACATTATCAGATTCTCCAGGGGTACTTCCTGCTGAAAAACCTGAAGACTTAAGTAAGATTGATGCACCTATCTTTTTAATGCCGTCCAAATTGGTCTTGTTTAGATCTTTATCATATTGACCAAACTTATTTTGTATGACAACACTTCCCTCGTTAGAATCTTTTTCCATTTCAAATTGTTTAGGGTCGACAGGTTTCTCGGCAAAAGCTTTTGACTTTTCATCACCTACATTAGCAAATCTGTTATTTTTTAGAAACATCTGCTGTGTTGCCTTGACGATATCATTGTTTTCGCCAGACGGTGACACTAGGGTTTCTCCTTGCTTACTAAGAGGTCGTCCTTGTATTTCTTTTAACTTTTCTTGATTACTAAAGTTTTTACCAACCTTATCTATTAAAGTGCTCAGATCATCAAATTTACCACTGTTACTATTCTCGTTGAGCTTGGATTTAAGCTCTGTCCCTTGCGGCACGTGAACTTTTTCAAAACCTTGCAGATCTGCTAATACTAAGTCATCTCCTTTTTTTGAAGGGCTTGCTAATTCATTTCCTGGGTTCGGTAAAAAATCGTTATTAGCGTCTTCCATTATAAATCTAACATAATCACCTAGCAACCCTTTCAGATCGTTGTTAAGATCTAAGAGTTCTTCACCGGTGCCAGGATCTACACCGATACCATCAGGTGCTTCGGTTCGGACATATGTTATCATATCACTATTCGAACCCTTCTGATTTAAAAAATCTTTTAGTTTTTCTCTAGCCAATTCTATCTCCTAGGTCTTCTAAAATCATATTAACAATTTTTCTTGCTTGACTTTTATCTTTTAAGATATCACTCACCTTCAGAAGAGGATCGATATACTCAATTAACTCTTTAACATAAGTATCCATGACTCTTGTTTCTTCGTCGGTTAAATTTTGGCTTTTAATATAGTTGTTTATTTCTTCTTTAATAATGTCTTTCATAATTTTATGACCTAGTATCTGCAGTTATAATCTGTCCGTTTTTCAGTAGTACTTTGTATGTTGTGTCGGCTATCGTGTCACCGTCTAGATCGACTCTAAAGATTATCGGTTCTTCATTGTTTAGCTTTGTCATTAAAGTCTCGTGTTGCTGCTTTGAC